CTTGTCGCAGATGATTGCCCCACCATCTACCGGTTCTAGCACAACGAAGTACCCTACGAGGCGCTCTTGCCAGTAATCCCCAGGGAACGGATGGGAGGCATGGAGGCCATTCAGTCGATGCTGCTCGGCAAATCGCGAACCATTAATTTTCATCACCACCACCCTCTGCTGGCTTGAGTGCGGCCCGCGTGCGCTTCCTCAATCGCAGCAATCCGCTTTGAGTTCGGCCAAAGTCGTTCAACCACTCCCGCAAAAGGCCGTCCTGTTCTACGCAGGTGCCGTAAAGCGCATCCGCCCGCTCATCCGCTGCGGTCAGGCGCTGTTGCAGGGACAATGCAACCTTGGATTCAAAAGTTTCTGGTTTGCCGGAAAGTAGAGATTTGATCGGAGCCAAAATATCGGAGGACATGGCAATTACCAGTCTCGGATCATCTAAAATTAATTCGAACAACTCGCGCGCCTTGGTCAGATCTGAGAGCCATTTTGTTGCTGCGGCGTCGGTGACATTCAGCGCGCTATCAAGCCGCTCGACATCCACCAGCGCCGCGTCACGCTCGGCGGTTACGCGGTCGATTACCGCTTCCATGTCTTGGGCATATTTATTGTTCATCACACAGCCTCCCCAGCTTTGGCGCGGGACTGGGCGCACTTCTCCCAGCCTTCCCAAGCCAGTTGTACCGACATGCGTATGTACTCATCACCGTCTCGTGCCAGCGCCGAGTGGTGGTAGCCCTGCTCAAACAGCGCCCGCTCCTTCACCTCGTCGTAGATGGGTTGGGGCGGGGTTAGGTCTTCCAGTAGCTCGGTAATCGTCTTGAGCGCCGCGTCACGCTCGGCGGTTACACGGTCGAAGTCGGCAAGCAATACATAATTCGCCCCGCCAACCCTGGATCGCTCCACCATCTCGCCGATCAGCCTGTACTTTTTGATCTCACTCATGACCCGCCACCTCGTACCGAATATTAAGCGTGATGCTCGACTCGTCGTCGAACTTGAATGTCACCTGGCGCATGTCGCGGTCGTACGTACGCAGCGAGAAGTGACAATAGCAGTACCCGTAAATATCGTCGGCCAGTCGGGCCATATCAGCGTGTGACATAGAGTTATTTCTCCGAAGTAATTGTGACGGTCGCAGGTACGCAATAGGCTAAAAAAGAGGTAGGGGTCTCCCCTGTTGCAATTTTCCCTTCTTCGCTGGAGCGCATATTTTTAAGAGCTTCAAAACATTCGACACTCGACGGGTAACGGTTTTGAATCGTTGCAGCGCACCCAGTCCATGAACTTAGTCCGATGCAAATGGCCAAAATATACATGCTGATACCCCAGTTCGTTTCGGTAGCCCCAGTTTCTACTCGGTTGCCGCTTGTGTCAACTTATACTTAAAACGAAACCCGGCCGTACGTCGGCCAGGTCGTTACGCGTATTTCAGTGTGATGCCTTTCTGCGCTGCGGTGTCCATTACCAGCTGGGTCATCTCGTCGCGTTTGCCCAGTGCGCAGCTCACTACGCCCAGGCTCACACCGGCTTCAGCGGCGATCTTGGCACGGTTGAGGCTGCGCAGGCCGGAGGCGATAGCGTGCTGCATCGCAATGCCCAGGAGGCGCTCGCGGTGCTGGCGCAGGGTGTCGCTGTTCGGGTTATATGCCATCATTCGTTACTCTGTACGGTATTTGGCGCAGTGTTGCACAGAGGTGACACGGGCGTCAAGGACAGGGCAAAGTCCGTAAAGCACACGCCGCCCGGGTAGGTCAGCATGCGCGTATGTGACATCTGCGGATCCCCCATCAACCGGCGCACCTCGTCGAACGTGCTGAAGCCTGAGTCGGCCGAGGCGCCGGTGCAGGCCAGGGTGTCGGGGTTGTAGTCGGTCAGAAATATGGTCATAGCAGCGGCCCTCCCGCGTGAAAGTGGAACCGGCCGCCCAAGCGCACAACCAGTTCACCGAACGTCATCTGGCCCCGTTCGCGGCCCTGCCCGGTAAACACCCAGCCCTCGGGCTTGTCCTCACGAGCGTAGAACTGACCCACGGTCTGCCCGACGTGCTCCGGGAGGATGTAGAACGGCCAGATGCCAATGTAGTCCGACGTCTTCATTACGTCGTTGACCTGCTTGCTGATGTTGCCCAGGCCGTAGCGAACGTGGTTGCCCTTGTCGTCGGTGTACGCCCCGGAGTTGTTCCGCCAGCAGTACGCCCCGTGCAACTCGCGCGCTTGGCGCACGGCGTCAGCAGAGACGGCGGCCTCGCTGCGCCCCTGTTGCCGCTCGGGCAGCTGGTGCAACTCCGGCGCCACACCGAACCGACGTTCCAGGTCGCGCACTGCATCGATCGGCACACCCCACTGGGCGGCCCACTGCATCAGTTCGATCATGGCCGTTGCTCCAGTGTTTCAGTCCAGCCGCTGCGGCCGAGGGTCCAACCAGCTTCCGTGACGCGGCTACCCCATGGGTTCCTCCAGCGCACTACCCCCGCTTCAGGCTCTTTCTCGTGCCAGTACCAACGGCCGTCCGGATCCATCGCGAGCCAGTTAGCCCAGTCCGGCGCGTGTTCCCACTCAGGGGTTGCGCAGGCTCGGGAGGCTTGCCACGCCGAGTAGTCCCGCTCAATTGGCTCATTGTAAGAGCGCAGGTCGCCGTTAACCGTGATCCAAATAGCACCGTCCCGGTCGATTATAAATTGCTCGAATTGGTCGCGGCTGTTCATACTCGATTATTCCCGTAGAGGGGCTTTTGCCCCGGGTTCAGTGGCCAGTGCTCAACGTGGCCGCATTTGCCATTGGTGCACACGCGCCGGTACTGCGACGTCAGGTTCGTCATGGGCTCGCGGCACAGTGGGCACGGTTTGCCGGCGGCGTCAGTCATTGGAATAGTCCCAGCGACGTACCAGCGCTTTGCATATAGGGTTCAGCTCGACGCGGGGATCCGTCGCCGTAAAGGTAGTACGCGCAACCAGGTAGCGGATCGTCGAATTGGTCGACACCTAAACTGGTGCGCACCACGTGACGTTTTTCGTCGTCGCACCACCAGGAGCAACGCCCGTCGTACGTCCATTTTCCGCCTAGAGCTTTACCTAACTTTTTCGCCCTACTCGCCATCATCGTCTCCCGGCACCGGCGTACCAATGCGTTCAATGTACTTACTCAAATCGCCCACCTGCGTCCCGTAGCGTACCCAGGTATCGAATGCCGCACGGTCGCCGGCCAGTAACTGGTCGAGTTTGTGGATCTGTTGCGACAGCAGCGCCACGGCTTCATCCCCGGCGGCTGCACAGATGCGCTCCAGTGCCGCAGCGGTGCCCTCGGGCAACGGCAGCTCGATACGTGAGCCGATGGCGGCACGACTGGCGCGCTTGCGGTCACGGGCCATCAGGCGCCGCACTGCCGTTTCGATGCCCGGGCCGAACGTGGCGTGAACCACTGACCACTTGGCGCCGGTGCGACGCAATTTGTAGGCGGCTTCGACTATTTCGTCGGAGTACTTGACCGGGTTAGACATCGGGGTGCTCCCGAAGGCAGGCTTCGACGTCAGAAACTTGGAGCTGCCCGTAGCCTTCATGGCCGTCGACTTCTAAAACGCAGCGGTATCCGTCGTAGTCGTCTTCCGGGGATATAAAAATCCGCGTTTCGTCACACAGGCGCAGCGCCTCGCGCAAAGCGAACAGGGCGCGTCGTTGGGCTTCGGTGATCATTGGCGGTGCTCCAGTTCAGTCCCGTACCAGAATGCGGTAAACGCGGTGTTGTCAGCTTCTGCGAAAGCCAAAGCACAACGGGTCAATGCGTCCTGCAACTTGTTCCAGTGCTCAATCAGTTGCGCGGCTTGTTCAGATGACAACGCAATATCTACGCGGTCATCTACGGTGCAAACGCCCACGCGCCCATCTCGGGTAGTCCCGATTTGCATCAACCGGGGCCAGCGTTCCTCTACATATTTCTCGCGCATATCCTGCTCTCCCAGCCGGTTCATCCGGCAATGTGGTCAGTATTAGTCACGCTGACGCTTGTGTCAACTCTTGCCACATCATTGCCACCGAAGTTTCTGACAGGCGCTCAACGATCCATCCGTACAGCTTGTTCATGGCCTCGCGGTCCTGCGCCTGGCACGTGAGCCAGTCGACGCCGAACGTCAGGTAGAACCGACGGAAAATCTCCGAGTCACTGCGCCCGAGCGCCCGGTGCTCGCCAGCCCACCACGCCATTGCCGACTGCAGCTCAACCTGCGCGGTACGGTGCGCGTCATGTTTCTTGACGTTGCTGCCGGCCCAGGCGGCGGGCAGGCTGCGAATGTGCTGCTGTTCCCGGTACACATCGTTCGGCATCGCCACGGCGGCCACAGCATTACGCATCGCGGCCAGCAGCGCGGCAGGTAACTCGCTCATGTCCCCGTCAACCGCTTCGGCGCCCGTGCGGCCAGGTGTCGGCACCGGTTTCGTTCCGCAGTACGGGCACGCTGGCAGCGCGCGGGAATACGGCGACAGGCAGACGGGGTTGAGGCAGGCACGGTTCGGAATGACGTCGGTCGGGCCGCTGCTGGACTTTCGTTCCTGGTCGTCGAGGGTCCAGTCGTTCTTGGCGTCAGGTAGGCCCAGGCGCGGGTCGAGGAACGAGCCAACGTGATCGATCACCAGCGCTTTCGGTTTGTCGCTCGCGGCGATCTGCGCCAGACGCTCCATAACAGGCAGGTCATCCCACTTCATCATCAGGCCGCGTTCGATCAGCAGGCGCAGCGCGCGGCCCACTTGCTGGGCGTGTTTGCTGAAGCTGATTGTCTTGGCGGCCAGGATCACCACTTCAATGCCCGGCACGTCGAAGCCTTCCGACACCAGGCCCACGTTGCATAACACCTGCGTGATCCGGTTGCGAAACCGTTTCATGATGGCGCGGCGTTCGTCCGGGTCGGTGGTACCGTCCACGTGTTCGGCGGCAATGCCCGCGGCGCGGAACTGCTCGGCCATGTCCTTCGAGGTGTCAGTGTCGGAGGCGAACACCACCGCCTGTTTGCCGGAGGCGTAGGTTTGGTACGTCTGCACCACGTCGCCCACCAGGGTAGAGCCACGTACCGCAGCCTTGCCTTTGCCGCGGTCGAGCACGTAGTCGCCGTCGGTGCCGATGCCCACCCCCGCCAGGTCGATGTGGGTCTCGCTGACGATCACTCGGTAATCCGTCAGGTACCCCCAGTCGATCAGGTCGCGCATCGACGGGCCTTTGATCAGCACATCGAACACACCGGACGCGTGGCGCCCCAGGCCCTTGCCGTCGGCGCGCACCGGCGTAGCGGTCACACCCAGGCCCTTTGCCTTCGGGAACAACAGCGCGGCCTTGCCCCACTGGTTGTCGGCGAGCACGTGGTGCGCCTCATCCTGCACCCATAGCGAAACCTGGGCGATCCAGCGTGCATGTAGCGACACCTTGGCCGGCGTCAAGCTCTGCACACTGGCAACCCCGGCACGGGCGGTCGGGTCGTAGAAGCACACACCCAGGTCGTCCAGGTGCTGTTTGCAGATGGCGCGGATCAGTTTGTCGGGGCCAATGATCCGGTGCCGTACACCGAACCGCGCGAGCGCCATGCTGATTTGTTCAATCAGCTCTGACCGGTGCGCGATGCAGATAGATGAGCCCACGTGATCCGCTACCACATGCGCAAAGAACACCGTTTTACCGGCACCGGTGGGCATGACGGCCAGTACGTTGTCGTTTGCGCCCCAGGCATCGTTGGCTGCGTGGGACAGGTCCGTCTGGTACCAACGGAGCACGGGCGCGGCTGCGCGCCGGACGGCGGCGGCGGTACTGGTGGCGGCTGAGGGGAACGCTGTCACAGGGATGCCGCCTGTTCGACGATTGCCCTGCGCGCTGCTGCAGGGATGTCGTCTTTGTAATTCACGACGCTATGGCTAAGGCCGTCTGATCGGGATGACTCGGCATGTACTTCTTGAAACCCATTATAGAATGTCAGGTCAAGACGTAGGATCACGGCCAAACGGAACGCATCACCGTCGTCGGTCAAAGGGTTCCAGAATATCCAGCGACGGTCATACATAAATACCGACATCTGACCATCGTCTTCGTAGCGCCACTCAAAACCCGCCGCCTTTGCTGCCAGCTCCAGTAATTCACGATCGTTCATGTCTTTTTATTCCGGTAGTGGTTGACATAGGCGTCAACTGTAACGACAATCCCAGCACACCGCAACACAAACCCACGGAGAAACAAACATGAAAGTAGGTATTATTGGCGACGGCCGACGCGGCATCGGTTCGGCCCTGCTTGCAGCCTTAGCGGCAGGCGGCAAGTGGTTACAGGGTAAGCAACCCTCAGCTTTTATCCAACACGGCACCGCAGCTTACCGCCCAACCGGCACCGCAGCTTACCGCCCAACCGGCACCGCACTGCGCAACCCGGTGGACCCGATCCAGGCGGCACGTATTGAAGCCGCTGCGGCCAAACGTGGCCGCCGTGCCCTTAAGCTGTATAATCACGTGGTCGATTCGGTACTACCCAATCGAGCCCACGGCGCTTTTTTACCTGATGAAGACGGCGATATTCGATTCTCCGTCGTTTCTCGCCTCAACCCCTTCTACATCGCCAAGTGAGCTCAACCATGAACCATGTATCCCTGTCCCTCCCGTTGTCCGCCACCGCCCTGCGCCTGGGTTCGGCTTTCCTGTCCGACCTGGCCGCGCAGTCCGATGTAATCCTGTCCGAGTCCAAAGGGCCGACCATCGTGTTTTCCAGCACCGAGGCTGACTTTGAACGTCGCGACCACTCACGTATTGAGGACCTGAAAAAAGAAATTGAAACTGATCTGCAAGACGACGAACCTGCACCGGTTATCACGCAAGCCGACATCAACCCGATCCAGTACGAAACCGTGGTCACCGGCCACGAGCGTAACCCGGACTACGCCGGCGCCAACGCTGCGTTCGAGCAGGCTGCCCTGGAAGCCGCCGGCTGGACCATTGATCTGCTCGTGCAAGACGGCTACCTGATCCCGGTGACCGAACAACGCCCTTTGCCCGTTGCTCCTGGTGCCTCCAGTCCGGCGCCAGCCCCTGCGCCTGCGCCTGTTCCACCCGCCGCGAGTGGCTCGACCGTAGAGCTGGACGCGGACGGCCTGCCTTGGGATAGCCGTATCCACTCGGACGCTGCGGTAAAGCTGTCGGCCAAGGGTCAGTGGAAGACTCGCAAGAACCTGGCCCCGGGCTACAAAGAACAAATCGAAGCCGAACTCCGGGCAGTGATGGGTGCACCTACGGTTACTACGGCGAGCGCGTCCGCCCCGGCGCCGAGCCCAGCCGCGCCGCCTGCACCAGTTGCAGCACCACCCGCCCCGGCTCCCGCTGCCGCTCCTGCGGCTCCTGGCGCCATGACGTTCGCTGACTTCACCCGCTTTATCGTGTCGCAGAAGCTGGAACCGGCCAAAGTAGTTTTGCAGGTGCAGAAAGTGGGCCTTACGACTATCCCGGACTTGGCGAAACGTCCGGACCTGATCCAGGCAGTTGTTGACGGACTTAAAGCCCAGTGATAGCGCGTGTCCTCGGTCCTCGGACTGGGGACACCCTGAGCACATAAGCAGCAGAGGTGCAATAGATGGACGATATCAGTTTCGACTTTGAAACCCTCAGCCTGGACCGCGACGCTTGTATCCTGTCGCTCGGCGCTGTGCGTTTCGACCGCAATACCGGAGAACTCGGACAACGTTTCTACGGGGTCGCAGAAATCACAGGGCAGCCAGGTGCCGTAATTGACGCCAGTACCGTCGAGTGGTGGATGGCCCAAAGCCAAGAAGCGCGCCAGGGTATTTTCGGTAAAGAAGTGTCCCGCGTACCACTGGCCACGTTGTTGCGCAGCTTTGCAGACTTCAGTGACGGTGCAACGTACTTGTGGTCCTGCGGGGCCAAGGACGCCGAATGGCTGGAAAGTGCGTTTCGTCGTTGCGATGTGCCTAATCCGTGGCACTACTGGCAGTTCTGCGACCAGCGCACGATGCGGAACCTGTTCAGCGATTATATTTTGCCGGGTGAGCCTCGGGGTGTAGCGCACAACGCGCTTGACGACGCCGAGCGGCAGGCCGTGCAGCTGGGCGACATTTTTAAAGCGTCGCGAGACGTTGGTCTCGTCGTATGATCAGCGCCCACTCCCCCCTCGCACCGTCGAGCGCCTACCGGTGGCAACCATGCCCGGGTTCGGTCTCGCTTGAGGCACGATACCCCGAGACGGAAGAAACGGAAGCCGCAGCTGAGGGCACCGCATCGCACCATGCCGGGTCCGAGGAACTCCTGGGCCGCCCGGTTGCCGTCGGCGACAAAGCGCCCAACGGGGTAGTGTTGACCGACGAGATGCTCGAAGGTGCGTCGATGTGGACCACAGACGTGCTGACGGTCTGTATCGCCACCGGCACCCCGCTTGAGGAACTGCAGGTCGAACAGCGTGTCGCGATGCCGCGTATCCATGAGGAAGCATTCGGCACGCCCGACACCTGGCTCTATGTTCCCTCGGCAGGCACGCTGTACGTGTGGGACTACAAGTTCGGGCACGGCATCGTTGAGCACGTCGAGAACTGGCAACTGATCGCCTACACCTGCGGCATTCTGGACCTGCTCGGCATCGACGGGCGCAACGACCAGGAACTGTGGGTCGACATGCGCGTCGTGCAGCCCCGGGCCTACCACCGCGACGGCCGGGTTCGCTCGTGGCGCGTGCGGGCCAGTGACTTGCGCGGCTATTTCAACAAGCTGCGCGATGCTGCGCACGAGGCCATGGGCCCACACCCCCACACCCTCAGCGGGCCGCACTGCCTCCATTGCAAGGCGGCGGCGCACTGCCCGACGCTCAAGCGTGCGACCTGGGCGGCGGTAGACTTCGTGGGCGGATCGGCGCCGGAGTCGCTCGACGCGGACAGCGCGGCGTACGAGTTGGGCCTGCTGGAACACGTGCAGATGCTCGTCAAAGCTAGGCTGCAGGGCCGTGAGGCGGACGTGACGGCCAGGCTCAAGCGCGGTGAGATTGTCGCAGATTGGTGCCTGGAACCGACGTACGGCCGTGAAGGATGGAAAGAGGGTGACGAAGCCCTGGCAATTGCCGCCGGCGATCTGTGCGGCGTCGATATCCGAAAACCTGAAGCTGCGGTAACTCCTAAACAAGCTGCAGCACTTGCAGCGAAAAAAGGAGTTGACGCGAGTGTCATCTACGAATACAGTCACACCCCAAGGACCGGTGTAAAACTGGCCCGTGACACCAACCTACTCAACCGTGCCCGTGCTGGGTTCGGCGTAAATCTGGAGCAATGACACCATGGCAGAATCAGCCGTACTCGAAATCACCACCGCCGTAGGCCGACTCGTTTCCGGGTCGCTTTACGTGCAGCGCACTACTGATTACGAAGGGAACCCGAAGGTAATCAAGTCCGGCCCTAACGCCGGTCAACCCAACCCAACCTACGACTTCAGCATCGCGGTCAAGAAGACGCCTGGTGTTGCACACTGGGCCAGCGAGGCAATCAAAGGTATCGTCAATGGCGTTGCCGGCGACATGTTCCCTGCCATTTGGGCATTGGGCCACGCTGAGTTTCCAGCACAGGCGCAACGTGCTGACTTCAGCTGGAAAATCGACGACGGCGACAGCACCGTGCCGAACAAAAAGGGCAACAAGAACTGCGATAAGGAAGGCTGGCCGGGTCACTGGATCATCCACTTCAGCAACCGTAATGCCCCGAAGCTGCTCGATTACCTCCACTCGCAGGGAAACCTGCTGACTGAAACCGACGCGATCAAACGTGGCTACTTCGTCCAAGTAATGTGCGACTTCAAGAGCAACGCGCCTTCGGCAAGCCCGGGCCTGTTCGCCAACCACCAAGCAGTGGCACTGATCGCATACGGGCCTGTGATGAAAAGCGGCGGTGACGTGGACGTGTCGAAAGCCGGCTTTGGCGTCGGGATTGCGCTGCCGGAAGGCGCCACCACGGTGCCGCCCGCTGCAACTGGCGCTACTCCGCCTGCTCCGGCCCCCGCGCCCCAGGCAGCACCAGCACCAGCACCAGCACCAGCACCAGCACCAGCACCAGCACCAGCACCAGCACCAGCACCAGCGCCAGCACCCGTAGCCCCGGCGCGCGACCTGGTTGCCGCTGGCCCGACGCTGACGCCGAAAGCTGCTGCTGAGCAACCCGGCGTGACTTACGCTGCGTTCCTGGCCGCTGGCTGGACCGAACAGAACCTGCGCGAATCCGGCTACATCGCGTAACCCAACCCACTGTCACAGCGGCTCCGCCCGGTACACGTCGGCCGGGGCCGTTTTTATTTGAGGTGCGCTATGCTGAAGCCCCCGTTTCAGACGGACATTACAATGCAGCTGGGTATCCTGCGAGACGCCTTGCGCCAGCGTGAAAGCCATTTTGGTAACACTTACGACGACGATGGCGGCATCTCCGGTTATCGCGAGAAAAAAGCAATTGAAGACGCCGCGGATTACTTGGATCGGGCCTTGAGCTGCTTGGAGTCAGTATGAGTATGGCCGACGGCTGGATTGACGGAACCTATCACGCCGAGCGGATCGCGCTGCACCAGCAGGAACTCGAAAATGAAGGGTACCGGCAGATGCGTAAAGCCCCACCCCCGCCGATGATATCTCCTGGCCCAGTCGCCGCACCCCCGCCACCTTGCGCATCGGCCCCGCTGCCACCCCTGAACCTGCTGCGCGCCGGGCAGCGCCTGCCGGTTGCGTGGGGCTATTCCACCGTGTTACCCGACATGGACTTTGAGACGTTCAGCGCCGCCGGATTCGAGTGGGACGAGTTGTCGCAGAAGTTCAAGCCGCCGGCCGGGGCCACGAAGAAAGGACTTCCTGCCATCGGCGCGGCCAAGTACGCCGACGATTCATCTACTGAGGTGCTGTGCCTGGCTTACGACCTCAAGGACGGCACTGGGCGGCATATGTGGCTCCCCGGCATGCCGCTGCCGTTGGACCTGATCCAACACCTGGCCCAGTTCGACGCCAGCGTGCCGCCGAGCTATGAGCAGCGAGGGCTGATTGAAACCCACAACAGCATGTTCGAATTCCGTGTCTCAACGCGTGTGCTGCACGAGCGCTGGGGATGGCCGGCTATTGATCTTCGGCAGATGCGGTGCAGCATGGCGAAAGCACGTGCCTACTCGCTGCCCGGCGCCCTGGGCAACCTGGCCGAGGTGCTGCGCGTGCCGATCGGCAAGGACAAGGACGGCAAGAAGCAGCTCGAACGCTTCAGCTGGCCACGCAATCCAACGAAAGCCGACCGCCGCACCCGTATCACCTGCGCTGAAGACCCGGAGAACGCCGCCAAGCTCTACAGCTACTGCGACCAAGATATCGTGGCCGAGGCCGGCGCCAGCGCACGCATGCCCGACCTGATCCCGCAGGAACTGGATTACTGGCTGGCGGATCAGGCGTGCAACTGGCGCGGCGTGGGCGTCGACCTGGAGTCGGTGAACGCTTGTATCAGCGTGCTCGACCAGGCGCACCGCAAGTACAACGCCGAGCTGTACCAGATCACCGGCGGCACTGTGGCACGTGCGTCAGAAATTTCCAAGTTGCAGGAGTGGGTATCCCACCGCACCGGCTACCGGATGAAATCAGGCGACAGTGAGGCGATTGAGGAAGCTATTGAGTGGTTGGACAAGCGACCTGATATTGACCGTGATGTTCGTCGAGCGCTTGAAATCCGTAACCTGATCGGCTCCGCTGCCGTGAAGAAAGTCTACGCCATGGCACGCATGGCAACCCGTGACGCCCGGCTCTGCGACCTATTCATCTACCACGGTGCACGCACCGGCCGCGACACGCACGCCGACGTGCAGCCCGGAAACCTGCCGAAGTCCGGGCCAAATGTCCGGTGGTGCGAGAACGACGGCTGCGGCAAGCCGTACGCGTTCAAGTCGCACGGCTGCCCATGGTGTGGGGCCGACTCTGCATTCAGCACCGAGCGTAGCCCGGAAGGTGAGAAAGGATGGACCTGGGAAGCCGTCGAGGATGCACTGACGATAATGCGTCTCGGCAATCTGGAATTGGTCGAATACTTCTTTGGCGACGCAGTACTGACCATATCCGGCTGCGTGCGGTCGTTACTGGTTGCTGGCCCAGGCCAGCAACTGCTTTGCTCCGACTACAGCGCTATCGAGGCGGTGGTCCTGGCCGTACTCGCTGGCGAACAATGGCGCATCGACGCCTTCCACCGCGGCGAGTCGATCTACTACCACGGTGCTGCTGGCGTAACAGGCAAAACTTACGAGTGGTATGAAGCCTATCGCAAGGAACACGGCACCCACCACCCCGACCGGAACAAAATCGGCAAGGTTGCCGAGCTGGCCCTGGGGTTCATGGGCTGGGTTGGCGCATGGCGTAACTTCGACAAAACGGACAACTTCACCGACGATGAAGTAAAAGCCCTGATTATCAAATGGCAGGAAGCGTCACCCATGCTCAAGGAGTGCGCCGGCGGCCAGACACGGGGCAAACCGTGGAAGCCGGACCGCTTTGAAAACTTCGGGTACGAGGGAATGTTTCTCAACGCAGTCCAGTACCCGGGCGAAACGTTCGAATACCGGGGCATCAAGTTTCAGGTGCTCGACAACACGATGTTCGTCACGCTGCTCAGCGGCCGACGCCTGACCTACCACTCGCCACGTGCGGACCGTACGGAGCGATTCAGCGGTATTCAAACTTGGTCCCTGTCATACATGACCTGGAACAGTAACCCGGGCATGGGGCCGATGGGCTGGAACCGCATGGACACCTACGCCGGCCGCCTGGTGGAAAACATCGTTCAGGCCACGGCCCGCGACCTGATGTCTGCCGCCGTAGTGCGCCTGGAGCGCGCAGGATACCCAGTGGTTATGCGCGTCCACGACGAAATCGTGTCAGAGGTGCCAGAGGGCTATGGCAGCGAGGCGGAATTCGAGGCGCTCATGGCCCACTTGCCCGAGTGGGCGGCAGGCTGGCCGGTGCGCTGCGGCGGAACTTATAGAGCGAAACGGTACAAGAAATGATCCGACGGACGGTAGGTGACAGCCGTGTCAACTTTCGGGATACTGAACCCATCGAAACGAACAACGGAGCAAGACGAAATGACCAAATACACAGTTCACAAAGTCACTAACGGCGCTGGCGAAATTAAAGGATGGTCTGTTATTCGTGATCGCATGATGTTGGTGGCAGAGTTCGCAACAGCTGAAGAGGCGTGCGCCTACGCTAAAGAACTTAACGAAGCCTAATCAACCCCGCCCACCTCAAGCCCCTTAACTGGGGCTTTGCCAGTACCAACACACGGAGCATCGAACCATGAAAACAGCATCGCTCAACAGCCGCGCCTGGCAGCCGGGAACCTGGATCACCATCAGCGGCATTGTTCTCTGCCCGCAGCACGTGGCGATGGTCTGTACCGTTGCGCAAAACGACGCTGTAGCCGCCACCACAGCTGCCATCAAACGGATGATGCGGCCATGATCACTCGCGCACAGGCTGAAGCGTTGTTGACCCTGGCCGAGTCGTTAGAGGCGTGCGAGCGGGTTGGTGTGAAGGCCGGCGCCTGGATGGCTCAAGGACTCGGTTTGATCGACATTAATCTCGACGGATCCGACGACGGTCTTGATACAACGATCACCGGTGAGATGGTTCGCCACTTCGTAGCCGATCGTCTGCCAAAGCACACTGGCTCGTGACGCTGCCAGGGCGCCTACCGTTCTCGATGGTGGGCGCACCGATGTCGCGGGCCGAAGCAATTGAACACGTACGCGGCATCTGGCCGCAGGGAGTTGTGGAATGATCACCGATAGAACGCTCGACGAAGCACTGGTCGAACTGCTGCGCACGAAACGGGCATTGGAAGCGTTGCGCAAGGCTCGTAAAAAGGTCACACGGGAACAAATGGCCGAGACGTACAAAGCAGCCCCGGGTGACGGGACTTTCAGTGAGGCCGATATTCAGGCTGTAATGTCGGCACCGTTCCGGTCACCCTATCGTCGGCTGTCCCCGCAACACGCAGCCGCCACGCGCGCCTCGATGGACTTGACCCGCAAGCTGGCGGATCTGAGGGCTGGGCGATGAGCAGTAGGCATGACTATTACATATGTCCTCCGAGCTGTGACGGTTGTATGTTTTGCAGCGGAGGGCTGGCGCTTTGCACGGTTTGCAAAGGCGGCGAAGGCTCTCTACCGACACAATGCCCGGGACGGCCAATGTCTGAGGCTGAGCAAGACGAAGTCTACGCTGGAAAATTGGACTTCGTGGCCGGTGAGTGGCGTCGTGCTTAGGTACCCCTGTCGCTGTTGCGCCAGTGCGGCGCCCGGCGAACCCTGGCACGACAGGCGACCCACTACCAGCGCGAGCCACGCTGTGCCTGCGGCGGCCCATACCGGGTCGACTGGTACCGGCGCGGCAAAGAACATAAACGGACCGCTTGCTACTGCTCAGGTTACCACTGGAGCATCAGTAACGGCCCTCATCGAAAAGGATCACCGCAATGCTATCACTACTGCTCGTCGTAGGGCTGTGCTCAGACGACATCTGCACCTACCTGGACGTCACGAAGCACATGGAAGTGACGTCCGATGCCGCCTGCTACCATGTGGCGCTCACCGCCAACCAGCACAACGTCGACACGGGCCAAACGCCGCGCTACAACTGCGTGTCGCCGGAGCGCTTCCTGGTGCTCATGGGCGAAAAGGCAAAGGCGCAAGTGCCGGAGCCGGGGAAGGTGCTGTGATGCTCGGGCCGTTCCTGAGGTTCGCCACTGCTTTGGCGCTATGGGTATTAGCTTTCCCCGCGGTAGATCCAGGATTGAGCGGGCCAGCATCCGCCTGCTCGTCATCGGATTCATGGTTGGCGTCATCCTTCAATTGTTACCGTCGCTCAACCCGTCGTAACTCGCTTCACACGCCAGGCCGGCTATTCTAGCTCGGTCAAACGCGCTGCTGACTTCTCCGAGTCGGCTTTGACAGCTGCCGTACATGTCGGAGAGCACCATGGCGGCGCGGGTTGCTGACGCGCTGCCGGTGCCAGCTGGGGCACTCGAGGCGGTTCCACTGAGGCGGGCTTGCAGCTTGGCGAGTTCACTGCGCACCCGGTCAGTAGCAACACGCTCACCAGCAGACACAAGGCGCTCTTGCTCAAGGGCTTGAGTTGCATCACGTTGTACCTTTTCCGCTTGCTGTTGGTCGGCTTGTTCTTTGGCCCGGGCGGCTGATTCTGCTGCGGTTTGGGCCATCGCGTCGTCGGTGTTGCGCTTCTCCCACCTGGCAGACCATGCGCTATCGGTGACCGTCACACCGTGGCTATATGCCCACCAGTGTGACAAGCCGAGCAACGCGGCCAGGGCAGCAGCCGGCCACCAACGTTTCGCCAGCTCAAGCCAGACCATAGGCCACCATCGCATCGTTGTAGGACTTCGACCACTTGGCCCGCAGTTCCTCCGGCTGTCGCTTAAACGCACCTGGGCGCCAAGTTCGCAGGTACACGTCCCAGGCCCCCGGTTCGTCGCCTACGGCCGGCATGCGGCCAGGGTCGGTGTAATAAAGCAGGCGAGCGAACGCAGCGGCGAGCACCGGGTCGTGCTGCAGGGCCTCGTAAACAGTGAGCCGCGATGCCGCGATGCCGCGAGCCTTGCACACAGATGCCGCCAATGCTGCGGTCGATGGGTGCTCGAGGACGCCTTTTACGCCTCCGCCTGACTCGAACTGGTAGTCGCCAACGGCAGGGCCGCCGACTTGCTTGGGCAATCGCTTGGGGTTCTCTTGGCGCGAGGTAGCGTAGAGCAGCACCTTGGCATGCGCGGTGCGCATAGTGACCGGGAGTAGCGCGAGACCCGCTTCGATATCGAGTTGCAGCTGGTTCATGCGTGGGCTCTTTTGGGGACGATTTTAGCGAGATTACCACGGCACATGACCACTACGCCAAATACTGCACCCCAACCCCCGGCGTTGAGCCACTGGCCGCCCATCGTCTTCGGTTCAATTGCACCACTTAACAGGGCTACCCCCAAGCCTGCGTTGCTCATGGCCAAGATCGCCGCAAGCGACGAAACGCCGAATCGGTAGCGAGCGCCGCGCGGGTGGTAGGAGAGCAGCAGAATAGCGATGCCCAGGTGAAAGAAAATGCGGATGCCGGTGAGTAGGCTGTCAAACTCCATCGCTGTCGCTCCGCCGCTTAAAAAGTGGGATGCGATCAAGAATAGATTCGAGCCAAGCTGGCAAGGGGCCACTCTTGTCGATCACGTAGTAGAAGGCAGTAAATAGGACAGCGGAAAGAGCCGAAAGTGCCACCGCCACAAGCATAGCCTTCTCGTTCCAGGGCTGGCCAGCGACGCGCCCATAGAAAAACACAGCGCCGGCGTAACCCGTACCGAAAGAGAAAGGGATCAGTTTGAGCCGCTGCCAGCCACCAGTGGCCATCGGCGCGAACAGGAGAAAACAGCATCCCACTGCGGCACCAGTAGCGGCCCAGGGATGGACCGCCATGGCAACCATGCAAAATAGGGCTGTGGCATCTCGGGTACACTGGTCGAACATCACGGCGCCCCTGGAGGTCAATAACGGATGTCGGTCAGTGTACCCGTTTTGTCAACCTCTAGCCACGCAAGAGAACGTAATAGCGTTACCCGCGGCCAGAGGGAACGTCCCTGTTGCAGAGTAGAGGCGAGCTTCTGTGCCGGTAACGTAACCTGTAATCGCTGCGCCGGTAGTGAGGTTGGTACCCATAAGGGCGGTGATCGCTGAAACCGTGAACGGTAGCGATAGGGTCAGGTACCCGGACCAGGTGCCGAGCGTGTTAATGGTGGCCTGGGCGTCAAAAGAATAGCGATTTTTGTCGCGTGTCCAATTGAGGCTTACGAGACTTGAAGTACCTCCGCTACCCCCGGCAGCCGAAACGGTGGGAACTGAACTCCCCTGGTCGACACCGACGGTGTCCCACACTGCGGAACCGTTCGCGGTAGGGTTATTCACGCGCGTGACACCGATCAAAGTGGTGTAGACGCAACTCGACAGAATGACATTGGTGTTCGCAGCATTGGTCGGGATCGCCACGTCAGCGGTTTTGTTACCCACGAACGCGGAACGGTCACCGAAGAAGAAAGAGCCGGAGCCCATTTTCAAGCCGTACCCCGAACCGGTAGTACCGCTGGTTCCGGTGATCCAGTTCACCGAACCGTGCAGCTCGACACCTTCCGTAGCTTCGACGCCTTCACGGGCGTTGGCCCCTACGACGCAACGGTCGATGCGAGCGCTGCCAAAGTCAGCGTAGAAGCCGGACAGGGTGGAGAGCAAGCTAACCCCGTCGGTGATGTGGCATTTAGTCGAGTCTTGGAAACGGAAGTTCATACCCACGTTAGCCACGGACATCGGAGCCTCGCCGTACGGAGTAGCGTTTGCATCGGTGCGCATGCCGTCATTGCCGTTACCGCAAAACCGCGCTTCGGTGACGACGGCCGACGATCCGGCGTTCAGCACCAGGCCAATACCGCCACCCTGCAGATGGGCGCGACGTAGATCCGCAAAACCGCTCTCCAGTACCCATACACTATGCTCAGTGTTGCTAGTGGCCGCGAACTTACGAGCGTTCAGCAGGCAGCCGTGACCAACCATTGCTCCTCGCAGGAAACGGGTAGCGCCGACGTTTTCCCCGAAAAGCACTGTGCCACGCAAACCGTGCTGCGTTACATCACCGAAAGAAGTGCCCCCGCCCGATGTTTCACTCGGGATCCGGCTTTGCAAGAGGAAACCAATACCCCCGCCGGTGCCCGGACCTGCGATAACCAGGTTATTGACTTCCCGCAGAGAACCATTCTGGTCGAATACGAAACCGTCGCCAGTACCGTTTTGCTTAAGCACCGTCTTGATGCTCTTGAACTCGTCAACAGTGACACCGTTAAGCGGCGGCTTGACCAGGCCACGGTTGAGCAGGGTAACCGAGTTGCCCGATACCGCAGTTACCTCATGCACGCCTTCGTGCAGGACGGCCGCCGACTGGAGGATCGAGTACTTAGTACCGGCGGTAACGGTAACCGGGCAGTCAACAGTCATGCTGGTGTCGGAAGGGACGGTCAGGATCTTAGTCAGGGTACCATTGACTAAGAGAACGTCGCCTGGGTTAGCCTGCGACAGGAAAGTAGAACTCACGCCAGCGATGGTGTTGGATAGCGCACCGCCTGTGCCAATCGTACCCGCGTTCGCCCGGGTCACGTAATACGAGGGCAGCCCGGTGACGGTTTTGTTGAATGTGCCCGATACCGTGGCGGTTAGGCCGGCGCTGGACAATACTTCCGAGGTTTGGCCGTAGGCAGTCAGCAAGTCCCCGGCCTTCATGTAGTTGGAAACAGCCTTGCCGGCACGCAGACTGGCGAAAGTCGCGACGTTCCCCCCAGCTGTGGTGCTGATCGCGCCCAAGTTATAGCTCGGTGGGTTTGACAGTTCACCGAGGACGGGATATTCGCGCAAGATCAAAGGGTCGGCGTTATCGCCGTTGAGGATAGGCAGCGGGCCTACATCAAAAAGCTTGGCGAAGTCGCCTACTTGGAAACTTGCAGCCGAGGTCAAGGAGTAGGTTACCGACCAGTTTCCGGCGGACCCGGTGATAGACGTTACGGCGGTAGCTTTCGTCTCGACCGGGGTAACCCCGACGACTTTAATCGTGGAGTTGCGCACTCCTACCCGAGCAACGTCGCCCGTCGTGGTCGCGTGCACGCCGGCGCCGAGGTTCAGGGTCAGGTCGCCTTCCGCGCTGATGCGGTACAAGAACGGCAGCACAAACGGGGAATCGGCAGCGGATACTGCAATCGAAGTGACCGAAGCGGGAACTCGGACCATGGCGCCAGTAGCCAATGCTTGGCGCAGGGTGCTGAAGTCCGCGAGGCTGACGACTTCTTTCAACTTGGCGTCGACATCGCGCAGAACCGCGCCTGCTCCGTCCTGCTGAGCGGCAACAAGTCGGCCCGCTTCGGTAGGGTCAGCGAGGTCTTGGCGCAGGATGTCGTCCTGGCTGAACAGCACAAAATTCGACTGTTCCAGCGCCCAGTTTCCTGTGGTGGTGTAGGGCAACGTAGTAGCGGGTGCTGCACGGTAGGCGTAGCCGTCACGGATAAAATACTGGTTGCGTGCGCTCAGGACCAAGCCCGGGCCGTAGTCGCCGATGCTGTAGTAGCCCGAAGACGTCAGAAAATTCTGGAACGCTACGTCGCGCGCGGTTTGATCCGCGGTGAACTCGGCTGCGCGTCCGTCCTGGGCGTTCTCGAACTCGTATTCAATACCCTCCCAGCTCAAACGCTCGTGACCTGTACGGTCGGTTACGCGCGGATCAGTTCCGTTTACCAGCTTATCGAACACCTGGGCGTTGTCGCTAAGGTCTTTTGGGGCGGTCGACCCAATAGGGTTTCCAGTATTGAACATTGTCATGGGGTTACGACCTCCGGGGGCCATTGGTAGTTGATAGCGATGTCAAAAACGAGAGCGTCCGCCATCGAGTCATACGGGCTCAAGGGCCAGTAGAAGTTAATTGCTCGATCGATTATACCCGATTCAAGAATAAATTCAGGGAACTCCCCCCAGCCCGGTAGCGGCGCTGCTCGTTCCCGAAGTTCAAGCTCAGCACTGTACGACCACAGTTCCGGCCCTACCCGATTTGGCCCTGAGTAAACCCCAGTAAAGCGGCAAGTATAGTCCGCGTACCCTGTAGGGTGGTCGAGCGGGCATTCAAACCATTGCGAGCCGTCGACCAATTGATCGCGCCACCAGGCCTCAAACGCTTGTCCCTGGACATCGTCGAAAAGCCATTTAATCTGTGCGCCCTCGGGAACGCTAGTGAATTTCCGACGCTGGCGAGCACGACCGTTCGAAAGTTCCGAACGGATTAGGGGTGAAACTAACTGGTAAGACCTGCCGGAATGCAGGCCCCGAGGTAACCCCGGCGGGTAGTAAATTGGCATTTGTTAAGCGTCCGCAGGAGGTTGGTTATCGTCATCGGCGTAAACCCGAGAGTCGTATGCCATGGCTTCCACTGAGGCGGCATCTGACCCGTTTGGGGAGATGTCGGTTATGAGGACATCGTACCCTACGCCGAACAGGAGGTGGGGCGGTTCGATAGTTAAATCAGTCACAGGATCGAAGTCCAGCGGATCGCGAAGCTGTAACCCGAAGTCGCCGACCTGGGTCACTTCATATGGCCCGGACGCCGAACCGTCGGCACGCCGAACGTGCAGAAAATGGGGCGGCGCGTCCGACCAGTCAAAGGCTTCGCTCGCCATCACAATTTGGCCTATCGGGTCATATTCAACCATCTCGGCAGACTGGGCGTAACCTGGCACGTCGTCCGCCACCAGGACGTAATCGAGGTACCGGCTGTTCAATGCGTCCAGCTCAGTCGACCACGAGTAGCTCCAGCGCCGGTATTTCAACGCGCGACGCTGGCGCATCCCGATCCGCCAAGCACGAGTGCGACTGGTAACGCCCTCAAGCGTTATTTTCTGAACGCGAACACCGGGTTCGTAGGATCCGTCGGGGAGCTGGAGGCGGCACTTGACGGTAGCAACCTGCCAGGACACACCGTCAATGTACTCCACGTCCACGCCGTCGTAATCTCCAGGCTTCACCGCAGTAAACTGGCGCTCAAGCGACTCTGTGAAGTTCTGCGGGCTGTACATCGCTTTCACTTGCGTTTTCAGCTCATCCCGAACCGGCCGTAATCTCCCCCGCTCAGCAGACACCTCTGAAAAGCCGGCCACGAGCGCATCGGAAAGCACGGTCGCAACTGTTGACGTCGTATTCGTAGCCTGGTCGTACTTGTCGCCGCGGGCTTTCCAGATCACGTCTAGCCGATCCAGTTCCGCCAGGTCAATGTCGTCGTCGGTGTACCCTACCGACTTCAGCAGGTAGGCTGCGAACGGCGCGATGTCACGGGTAGGTGTCGGTGGCAGCCAGGCGCCGCCCAAGCGCACGGGAAGCTTTCGGGTAACCTCAGCAGATACCTGAGACTCGGATTGCGCCGAAAGGCGGTCACCGCCCCGGGCGTCAACGGTCATTACGGTTACCCCGGCGTACGACGTAGGGCCTGCCAGTAGGGAGCGGCCACCGTACCAAACAGTGTCATTATTAATTTCGGTCTCCCGTTCCGATTGCTGGATGAACCTTTTCTTAACCCGAACCTCGGGCCGCATTGGGTAAGGTAAATTTATGCGGATCGTGAAGCCCACGGAATCCAAAGTGGCGGCCGAGTGGGACGCGTCGATAATAGTCCAGGCGCCAGCCGTAGCAAGGTCACGGTACTCCACGGTGTAAAATGTGGATACCGCGTAGACCTGGCCCTCGCGCCCCAGGCCGCAAAGGCCGCTCGGGCACATCACATCAATCTCAATGACCTGGGTAACTTCGCCGTCCGGGCACGCTGCAAACGGCCCCCGGTAGCCGCCCTGTTGGCTCGACGGGTCGAGCACTACGCTACTGGTGGAACTTTGGAGAAAGTCGAACCCCGGGAAGCTAGAGTCAACCGCACCAGAAGACGTCAGGCGCTGTACTGTGATCTGCGAGGTACTGAAAACGGTAATCCGGAAACGCAGCCCACGTGGCCCGATGGTCGTGGCAAAAGTTCCGAGGTTAAGCGCGGTAACTGGTGTTCCGTTATCGAAAAGCAGAGTCATTTCTGGCGGGTTACCGCCGCTCGCTGGGGTGTACGTATTTACCACATAGTTGCCCCCATTGACTCCTGAGATTTCCACTAGATCGCCGGGCACAAGGGGGAGCATGGCCAGGGCAGAACCCCGGATAATGTCAGGTCCCGCGCCGCCGTCGATAAAATCGTATTGGTAGTTGGCGATAATTCGTGTGATCAGGCCCGCCGACCAGTCACCGGGGAAGCTCCCTTGCCCGCTAGGCACCGCAATGGTGTAGCCGTTGAACTGCAACGACCCTGCGTTAAAACCAGGGGTGATCGGATTGCTGACTGTCAGCTCAAGGCCAGCGGCGCCGTTTGAACTGGATCCGACCTCCGTAATATCGTTCCACCACAGTGCGGCAGGGTCTCCAGATAGGTCCTCTCCCGGGCCGTAGACGCGTACCACCACGTCCGAGCCGAGGGAGATGGCCGGCGTATCCCCGATCAGTATTTTATTGAACGGCACGTCGTGCTCGCCTTTGCCGATGCAGAGCAGGAGTTGCACGCGTTGTTCGCGCGGACTGGCGAACCACCGGCGTGGCGGCGTGAGATAATCGGGGTAAACTTTGCGCTTGCCCGCGACTTCACGGATAGGCGAGTTAAGTTTCACTTTGTTGCCTTTGATCGAGGCTTGGTTAATCGCTTCTCCGCCGGTAGCCCCTTGGCTAGTAACCTTGGGTATTTTTGGCGTCATGGTCTTGATTGCAACCAAGAACAGCGCCCCGAAAAACAGCTCTGTACCCTTCGGCTCAAGCGTGATTTTTAAGCAGTCATCTCGCTCGAACCAGGTGTTAACCCAGTCCGCAGGCGCAATCAGGATGCCGTTCAGGTTCACTGAAACCGGCGGCAGCTCTCTTGGCGAGTAGCTAGGGACGTTATCAATCAGCCATTGTTCGACCGTCAGGCCGCCGACTTCATATGTCTCGTGCGGCTCTTTATTGAGCTTCGAACCGAATACTTTAACGGTCACGGTAGTACACCACCTGGAAATATTGACTTTCGAAGTCCGCCAGGCGTTGCAAGCGTGCGCCCTTGGCCGGGTTGATGTCCAGGACGTTTAAACCATCCTCCGCGGCCACCACAAGGGCGACGTGGATGCAAAGCGGTCCCCGCATTACTGCCGCAATAGCACCGGGCTCGGGCGCGCAGAGTTCCAGGCTGTCCGCTTCATAGCGGTACGCACGCGTGAACTCTTTCGGTTGGGTATTGCGTACATCGCCCCAGGAGGGAAGCAGGTTCTTCCCCATGTGAACGTGGCGGGCCTCCCGCACCAGGCCCCAGCAATCGTACTCCGACGGGCCGCGTGCCCCGTCTTTATACCGCGCCGATAAATAAAGGTTCATCCAAATCATAGGTATTTCAATCCCGGCGCAAAGGTAGCCGTATAGGTATCACGGGGCCATGCGTAGTTCAACAAATCATAGAAACCTGCGTCCAGTTGCACTGTCGTACCGGTGCACCCTCCGGACAGCACAGTTGCGAAGAAAGGGGGTTCCGCAGGCAGCGTAAGGTCCGAATCCAGGTAGCGCCGAAAGCAGAGCGTAATACGCTGCTCCGATTCGATAGCTTGGTCGATCAGACGTTGTGCCTGCCCGGTAACGTTGTCGATAGCGAACCGCAGGGTCTGGTTCGGCGCGTTCGTTTTCTTGGGCAGTTCGATGGACATTGGCGCGGCAGTGAACGTCACAGTGCGGCCATCTTCCGTGCCAGCCGTGACGTCCTCGTAGCCCATGACGATAAAGACGGGTTCGTCCCAGGCGCCGCAAGTCAGCTCAAGCGTATCGATGATCACTCGCTCTCCGGCAGACGCGTAAACCTGTTCGATAATCGTACTCATGTGCCTTGCCTCTTCGTCCCTGTAATTTGGTTGGTCATCTTGCTAATAGGTCCATTCGAGTTCAGGTCCTGCAGGATCACGTCAACAATCTCTCGACCGTTGGCGCCCTGCGACCGGCTCACGCTGGCGTTGGCACCCGTGTAGTTGTGGATATTCACTTCGGTACCGCCGCCCCCGCTACCAGTTGTGGCATCGCCGTTGCTGACCACTTCGCCACGGGTGTTGGGCATCATGTATTGTTTGCCGCCGGCAGCGTTGAAAATCTCAGGTGCACCGCCTTCGTTCACTCGGTACATTTTGTTCGCCGCGACACCACCGCCGTACTGCCGACCACCACCGAACGACTTCGCCAGCAGCATCGTAGCCAACAACGCCGCGCCGCCGATTACTGCAGCACCGCCGAACGAAGCGATCGACGATAGGCCGGCGGCCGGGGCCATGGACGCCGCAACCGCCGTACCCGTAGTAGCCGCCGCCGTAGTGGTCGTTGCTGCAATGGTGGCGGTAGCGCCGACTTGGGCTGTCGTTACGGCTGCCGTACCTGCGACCTGGGTCGCGGTAGTCGTCTGCGCGGCGGCGGCCATCATAACTTGCTGCTTGACCCAGTTCACGCCCATCTGCACGAACGCGCCAATTACGCTGTTGAACACGGTATTCGCGATGCCGCCCATGGCGTCCTTGAGCGACGTAGTGCCGCTGAGAAGCCCGCTCAGCGACTGCGTGGCCGCCTGGCCCAGGGCGTCAATGCTGCTCATGAGGATCTGGTTACCCAGTGCCGCAGCCTTGAAGTTTTCCTCCTGAAGTACGCGCATTTGTTCCAGGTGGGCCGTTTCGGCCTGGCCCTTCAGCCCCAGATACCGCTGGTCGCTAAGCAGCTTCTGGTCATTGAGCGCTTGGAGCTGCTGAAGCTGCAGCTCGTAGTTCTGTTGCTCACCTGCGATCGGGTCGACCTTGGCCAGCAGGTCTTTGCCGGTTTTCAGGTCGTACAGAGCCCCCGCCATGTCCCGCACAGTTTGAATCTGCTCCGGGGTGGCGTACTTGTTCAAGCTGAGCTGCGCCGCGTCCTGCGCGGCCTCTCGCGCGGTCTGGCCTACCTTGGAAATCTGCGCACCGAGCTGCGTAAACGCTTTCTGGTTTTGCTCGATTCCGGTTTTTTCTTCGTTCGCGGCCTTGCGCGCGGCAGCTGCGGCCGCATTGGCGGCCTTGGTCGCTTCCGATTCCCCGGAGGCCTTGGCTTTTTTCGTGGCTTTTTCCGCTTCGGCCAAGTTGTAGTTTTCTACAGCCAGGGCCACTGCTGCTTTACGCTCAGCGTCCGTGGCGGATGCGCCCAGCTTCTGAATGGCCGCAAGTTTGGCCCGCTCAACACCTTGTGCGCGCAGCAGCACGTTTTGTTCGGCCAATTGGGCCAATGCCTTCTGGCCATCGGTAGTGGTCTCGGGTGCGGCCTTAGGCCCGGAGGCTTTAGATTCCTCTTTCTGCTGCGCAACCCGACGGTCTTGAATGGCTCGGATTTCGTTGTTGATCATATCGATGCGTTGACTGGTCGCATCTGCAGTATTTGTCAGGCCGGCCTTTACTTGCACTGCGTACTGCTGCTCGGCGGTTGTACGGTCCCTGATCAACTGGTTAAGCTGCTCTTGCTCGGTCGGGTTAAATGACTGCTGTACGCCTTTTGCCACAGCGTCAAGGGCGGCTGCCAGTGTGCGGGAAGCTCCGGTAGCCTTGTCAATCACGCTGAGCGCCGCACCGAATTGCGTGGTGATCGCATTGGCTGCCTGGGAAACGGTGCGCGGAAGTTTTTCGAATTCAGCGTTGACGTCTTGCGTCCGGCCCATCAAAACATCAAACAGGGCCTGTGCCGTGATTTTCCCGTCAAGCATCGCCTGTCGGAGCTGACCCATGGACATATTGAAACCCTTGGCCATCTGCCGCGCCAGCTCGGGCGTATTTTCGACGACGCTGTTGAATTCTTCCGCACGGAGGGTCCCGCCAGCCAGTCCCTGACTAAGTTGTCGCATCGCGTTGGCTGTTTCTTCGGCGCTGGAGCCACCTATGGTGCCGATCTTTTGCAGAGTTGAAGTGAGCGTCAGAACCTGACTGTTCGTGGCGCCTAAGGACTTGAGGGTGCCTGTCAGGGATTCCCACAGTTTCACGGTGTTCTGCATCGTTGAGCCCGTAGTCGACGCGATGCGCAGCAATGAGTTGTAACTGGCCGCTGCCGTATCTACATCGGGACTCAAGCGAGTAATGCGCGCCTGGAACAACGAGAACTGTTCCGCCATCTTGCCCCACTGTGCCAAAGTCTGCACAGTGATAACGCCGGCGACGGCCGCGGCTAAAGGTGCCAATTTTGCCCCGAAGCCTCCGGCATTTACCGTAGCCTGCTTCGTGCTACCGTCGAGCTTCGCGTACTGCGCATCCAGTTTCTTGAGATTGGCCTCGTAGTCCGCCGCGCTCAGGTGACCCCTGTCAAACGCTTGGCCCAGTTGTTTCGTGAGAGAGTCAAGTCGTTGTGTACTGGCGATAGTCGGGTCGATTTGCCCCAGTAGCTTGCGCAGGGAGGCCGTCTCGTCGTCCGTGGCCTTTGCAGCGCTCGACATGGACTTACCGATGCGATTAAACGCCGCATCAGTACGATCCGCGCCTTTCTGCGCAGAGTCCAACGCGGCGTTGACCTTGTTCGCGCCAGTGGTCAACTTGGACGTGTCGAAGTCCACATCGTAGTAGATCGCGCCGACTTCTTCAGCCATGGTTTGCAGCCTCTAAACGTGCTTTGTTGACCCGTGCGAGCCAGCCTTTCACGTGGGAATATTCGTCGTCAGTGGGGACTTTTTTGGCATCTTTAGCGGGCGGGAATTTAGCGCGCATGGCAATAATGTACGACGTCATGGTCATGTCCCACGCCTGGGCCTCAGTTGCCCCCAAGTGTGCCATAGCAGCGGCTGCAAAGTCCCGCGCCTTGAACTCGCTGAGGTAGTCCTCTTTCTTGGCGCCGCGTGTTGCCTCGGGCGGGATGTCGCCCAGTACGCCGTGTTTCAGCAGGCCGGCGGCCAGGCCCACGATGTCGGCCAACGGCAGGGCGCCGCGCACGTACCGGTAACGCTCGTTGACATAGCCTACCAGCCAGTCTATCGCCTCGTCGGTGCACGCGTACAGGACGTTGACTGCGCAGCCGAACTGGTCGCGGCGCCAGGACTTCACGCGGGGCTCGTCCAGCACCTGGTTGCCGCTCAGGGGCGGCGCGCCGCACACCGTGACGAAGGTCTCGACAATCTCCTTTGGCGTCCCCAGGCGCGCCATGGCCGCCAGCGACGGGCGGAACTTCACGTAGCGCTCGCCCACCTGTACGCCCATCTCGCCGATGTCGGTTAAAACTTGCATGGGGTTGACACTCCTGACAACTAGGTAGACACTGACGACATCTTAAACGAATTGGCGGGGTGTGACATGGGCGTACGCGAGAATGCAGAAAAAGTCGCAGAGCTATTGCTCAAAGTCCAGCAGCACTGCATGTGCGCCCGCTTCGAAGACTTAGGCGGTGCTTATCGCGTGTTATACGCCCCGGGTTTCCAATTGGATGGCGTGCAGGCGGTGTACGCGCAATGCGGCAAAGCAGTAGCGCTGGAGCGTATGCTTAATGCTATGGAACGCCACTGGCTGGCATGAAAAAAGCCCGCCGTGTCTGACGACAGAGCGGGCCAGTGACTCAGTGCCTCACGGGCCTACTAGCCCTCTTGAATCCACGCAGTCACGCCCGCAACACCGCCGGTAACGTTGACGGTGCCTTGCAGGAAGTTGCGGATACTCGACAGCGCCACGGCTTGCACGGTACCGGCCGGAATGGCGATCGAGTAACCGCCGCTCACGTCAATAGTGCCACCTTGACCTGGTGGGGCAACCGTGGTGCCGGCGTCGCCGTCAATCACCACGGTAACGCTGGCGCCGGTGGTGTTGTATAGGTACAGGGTCTGCAGTTTGCCGGAGCTGTACACCAGGGTGTCGGCACCGGTGAGAGCGGTAGGCGCCACAGCGAACTTACCATTGGTTGCAAACGGAGCGATGGTTTTGATAACGGCCATGATTTACACCACTGGGGTCGGAGTGACGATCAGACCGAAGTCCGATGCGGTGGACGACGCTTCGATGCTGAATGTGCTGATTTCGTCGTAAGGGGCTTCCAGGTCGTAGGTCGACAGCAGGAAGTAGCCGACCACGGTGATGCGCGGATCGGTACGACGCAGCCATACAACCGGCTGGCCGTTGGTGGCCGTCGGATTCAGGTAGTGCAGCAACAGCTCGGTCTGGTGCACAGTGGCCGTGTCGGCGCGTCGCGCTACGCCGTCGGTGCTGATGGTGACGGTTTTGTACGTCGCCAGCATCTCGCGGATGCTATTGATCGAGTCGTCAGCGGTCGCGTCGACGGTGTCGTACTCGGTGCTCAGGGAGTTACTGCGCAATGCGCCGATGAACTTCCAATCCGCTTCCTGCGGCAGCGCGTCACCGCAACCAATGGAGAATTCGAGCGATGTTTCGCGGCCCACAAAGGCCGAAGATTCGCAACCTGCCATGTTAATACCCTCAAGTTAAAAGTTTGCCCAAGAGGGCTATTCGCAACCCATCAACAGGAACGACAGTATGTACCAGGGTCGGTCCTCGGTGGTGTACCCAGGTCCGGTCGGCATTGCCTGCGCCCGAATCGACGTGATGCCGCCACTGCATGAATTTGTCAAGCTGCGGCGAACTAAACTATACGCGAATTCCTCAAGGTCAGGTAGCGCCCCGGCCACGTTACGCTCGCCCTTCTTGCCCAGCAGCAGCACATCAATCGCAGCGCTGAACCGATCCACGTCCGGCTTTGGGCCGCCCTTGAACTCGAATACCGCAAAACGCTTGGCGTCATTGGTCGGGCTGTCGACCCAGGAGCCACGGGCGCGCGTGTACGCCGACGCGCCGGGCGTCTCGTTGAACCAGGTGACGAAATCGTCGTAGGGGTTGCTCACAGGGCCATGCCTCGCTTGATTGCGGCTGCAATATCGTCTTTGCCGTCCACCTCGAAACCCTTACGCAGGAAGTCAGGCTCCCCGCCAGGCGCCCAGTACGTACCGCGGTTATCGGGTCTCGGCTTACCCTTGAGCTTGCCGGAGGCGGCGTTAACCGCAGCCGCGTACGCTGCGGTGTAGCCCAGGCGGCCGAACGTGGCGCCGAACACGTGAGTTACCTGGCGGTATTGGCTGTTGATCAGCAAGGACGTATCCACCGGGGTCAACGTTGCAGCGTAGCCTCCGCCAATGATCAGAATTTCCGTCACAGTGCGCTCGGTCAGCTCCCCGGAGATGCGCCCCACGAGTGCTTTGGTCGCGGCTTTCGCCTGCTTCACACCTTTCAATGGCATTTCAAGTCACCGTCCGGTAATCGGGCACGTCGTCGAACATCAACATATCCCATTCCATATGGCTGCGAATCTCCTGCCAGTCGGTGAGGGCATCAGTGTTCAACAGGATCAGGTCGCGGTACTTGGGCCGGGCGTCTTCAGACCAGATAATGTAATTGCTGACGAACTCGGCGCCGTTGGCATCGCGCATCTGTTTCGACTCAGCCGCCCAGGTACACAGGATCGTGTACTCGGGGCCGTAAGTCGTGCCGCCGCTCTCAAGGTCCTCCTCGACGTATGGCCGGATCGTCGCGGTGTTCTTGTAGGACCAGCGCGCAATTAGGGACATTCGCACCCCCCGCGGCCGAGCCACATGCCGGCGTTCGGACCAGGTAGCGGAGGAATCAGCCCGTCGACGCAGCCAAAGGTGTCGAGCCCGGCAAGCGGCCCGGTCTGCCCGCGGTAACGTTCTGTGACTGTCCCGAACCGGTAGGACTGTGAGGCACCGGACGGGGCTGTTTGACTGGTCACCAGGCGGTCACCTTGCACCACGCCGAACGTACCAATCAGGTAGAGCAGGATCAGCGAGATGGTGGCCGGGTCGTAATGTTCTTCCAGGCACGGCATCGCAAGAGCGAACCGATCTAGGATCAGCTGTAGAACAAAATCCGGGATCGACACGCCGATACTGGCGAGATATTGCTTGGCTTGGTCGAGGGTGATCATGTCAGCACCTGGGTCGATAATGCAGGCAGCATACCACGCGTCGGTTGCGGGAAGGTAGTAGTTGACACACGTGGCGACTCTGTTAGGATTAACCCATCGAAACGAAGAACGGAGCAAGGCGATATGGTCGGCAAAGACGTAAAAGTAGAATTTTCAATGGACGGCGGCGAAAGCTGGTCGACATTAGGCACCCTGGACCTCTCGACCATTGAGGACCTCGGACCGGTGCCGCCGACGGTACGTTTGTACAATGTGATTTGGGTACGTAGCAACGGGATCAGGGAGCAGGTCAACTTAGGTCCGCTTCCGCACATGGAGGCAAACTGGTTGCTCAGTCGTTTTACGAAAATCTACCGTTCGGGACGCGTATTTTTAGAAGAGATAAAACCATGATTACTCAAGAACAAGAAGCGGCACTCCTTTTATTGGCAACGGCACTTGACGCCTGCAAAATGGCCCAGGTTGTACTGGCTGTACCGGGGCGTAGTTACCTAAACCTCGAAGTAGGTTGCAGCATCTTGGAGTGCTTAGACCTTTCCGATAACGACGAACTCTGTAGTGCTGGAATTCACAAGTCACTCTCGTGGCTGGGCGGCAACAAAAAGCCCGCCGTGTGACGGGCGGGCTCAGTGTGCAGCAGGTGTTACTTTTTAGCAGCAGGCGGTGCGGGCACCGGTGCGGATGCGACTTCAGCTTCCGAACTGGTTTCGGCCGGCATCAACTCGCTGCCGTCAGTACCCGGAGTTTTCGGAGTGGCGACTTCGATTGCTTCCCCGCCGCTGGTCAGTTCGCGAACACGGCCGATGAAAATACCGGTTGGCTCGTCGTTCGGGAACGTTACGGCGGTACCAACCGCCAGTTGTTCCACGGAGTTCATCCATACCGCGTGGGTCAGTTCAAACTTTTTCGATTGCTTGGCCATGGTTCAGGTTCCTTACGATGCGAACAGGGCGCCGGAGCGACCCAGGCCGTCACGTTTGATCAACAGGCCCGCAGCCGACCAAGTGAGCCAATTGTAATCGCTCATCGGCATGGTGCGGAAGATCGGGGTGGTGGTAACCGCCATCCCCACAACCGGCTGGATGAACTGGGAGTTCAGGGCCAGGGCGTAGAACTGGTTACCCGTCAGCCCGTTGGTCTTCTTGATCGAGCGCACGCCAGCGGTAGCCAGGAGGCCAGCCAGGAACGTCGAGAAGCGGGTGTCGTTCGTGCCTACGCGAAGCATGTTGAACCAGATTTCCGGGCTCACGTAGAAGTCGATGTCCTGCTCGACGTTGTTGGCGCGGCCTTGCAGCACGGTCAACGCGGCGATCAGCACGGTCTGCATCTGCGCGAAAGTGGTAGCCGCAGAGGTCAGGTCGATGTTGAGGCCACCGGCGCCCAGGTTCAGTGCTTGGGTAGCTGGGTTGTTCTTGATGCCGTAGGAGCTGACTCCTTTGAACACCAGGGGCGAACCGTTGGTGAAGTTGTCGAACATCTGACGGCGAACCGCACGTACCGAGGCAGCTTGGTCATCGGCGATAGCGTCGAAACCTTCGGAGCGCATGGCTTCCACTTCACGCCACTCGCGACCGAACGCCGAATCGTGAATCAGCACCAGGGTACCCTCGTAGTCGTAGGCCACGTGGTCCATTGGTTTGCTGTGCTGGCCGCTGATCGAGCTGCGGGCCAGGCCGGAGTCGGATACCTTGCGGTACTCACTGGTGATTTTGCCGATATCGACCGAGCGTGCCAGCGGCAACAGGTCGTTCAGCAGCACCCCGCCTTCGTCACCGGTCATCAGCTGTTTGGTGGTGTTGTCGAAGTCGCGGTACACATCTTGCGGCACGCGGCCCACGTTAACATCCAGCTGGATGCCTTCGTCGTGTGCTAGGCGCACGTCGACGTTACGAGCAGCGCGACGGGTGTTAACCACGTGAGCGTGTTGCTTCGCAGTGTGGCCGCCCTTGGCAACCGACGCTTTATCAAAAATCCAGGTCATGACGTCAGCCCCTTAGCGGAATTTAACGCGCGCAAACGGCAGCGGCGCGGTGGTGGTGATGTATTCGTCGCAGTACGCGACGGTGATGTCGGTAGTGCCGTTGGACACCTTCAGCTGGCCGTCACCGTTGGAGGTGAGGGCGGCGTCGAAAGTGTAGGTGCCCGGCACCAGGCGCATCTGGTAGATTTCGCCGCTGTGCGCGATGTACGCAGCAGCGGAATCGGTCAGCGCCCAGGTGTAGTCGACTGGGCCGAGGATCGGCTCTTTGACCACGTAGTGCATACCTGGCGAGGCACCTGCCACGTCGTGGGGCTTGAACAGACCAGGTGCAGCACCGGCGATAACGGCCAGCATGCCGGACTTGACGGCTACCGAGGATTTACGCTCGATCTGCTCAGGATTGACGCGGTGGACACTCCCGAGGAAAATTTTGTTTGCATTGGACATGTCCGCTTACTCCGGCAGGGTGTCGGCAAAGCCGTCTTTGGCGTTTACAACCGGCAGACCGCCGATCACTGGTGCAGCTGGCACGAACTTGACGAACGCAGCTTTCAGCGCATCGCCGCTCAGTGCGTTGGCAACCACTTCGCCCAAGTGCTCGGTAACAACACCGCGCATCTCGGTCTCTTGAGCGTTGGTGTTCGCAGTCAGCGCAGTTTTCAGTTCGGCGTTGGCCGCCTGCAACGCGGTGATTTGTTCGGTCAACGGAGCCAGGGCAGCGGTGTTAGCCGCGTTCAGTGCTGCCAACTGGGCGTCGAGTGCCGCCTTCAGTTCTTCGGGTGTCATATCGAGCGCCTCAGTATTTAGTGTGTTAACGGGTTTGGATGTTACACCACTGCGGAACATCGTCAAAATCTTATTGACAGTGGCTTTCAAACTGAATTCAACCTTACGTTCCACCGGTGCCGACTGCTCCGACAGGGTCACCTTGCCGTCGATGTAGCTGTAGCCGGTGCTGAAATAGTCGCCTTCGACGCAATACACCACGTTGACCCCGTCGAAGTCCTCGGCGTAGACCCAGTTGTCACCGGCGCCGTACTTCGCCTGCAGCGCCTGGCTCAAGGCGTCACGCTTGGCCTCGTAGCTGTCGTCGCTGAGCACATCGTCGTTTACAGTGATCGGCTTTGCATCAGCAACGTTGACCATCAGGCCCACGCCCTGCTCCGGAGTGGCCGCGCCGGTCTCGTTGATCAGGATAGCGTCGTGGTCGAATTTCATGTTGCGCGCGATCCAGTCGTAGCCGTCGCCGTTGGTCACGGACTCACGCTCCAGCATGATGCCGGTACTCGTGTGGATCGGTTGCTTGGCTGCCACGGCCTCGAGCAGCTCGCGGCCCTTAATGCTGTTCTTGGCGTATTCGGTGTCTACCCACTTCTCCAGGTACACGCGGTTACCCTCGCGCCGAACGTTGCGATTGTACGCGCCGGCGTAGTATGCGTTCGTGGCCTTGGGGTGGAATGCGGAGATGTACTTGCCGCCGGCCATCGGGTGGCCCACAGGCGCAGGGGTGTCTTCGAGGCTGAGGTAACTGGCATCAATCTCGGCCTTCGGGTACAGACCGCCGTTCATCACCACGTTGTCTGGCAGCGTGTACGACGGGATCACCAGGTACTCGCGGCCGTCTTCGTTGACGGTGCGGATGTCGGCATTGTTGACGATGGTGCGCAGGTTGACGCGGATCGGCTCTGCGCCGGGTGCGTGGTTGACCTGAAAGACGCGAGATGTGCGGCGCATGCCTAAGCCCTCGTGGAAATAGGGCATAGGATGCGCCAGATGGTGCGGGTGTTGCAAGTCAGCGGGTTACGACGTGGAATTCTTTCAAGAAAGCAGACTCTGCCCTGTCGCACGTCATCGGCTCGATTGTTTCTTCGAATGCCTCAATCCCTTCAAGCATCGGCCACTCGGATGGGTGGTACGCCAGTAAGTCTCGCCGTTCCGTTGCCAGCGCGCGTAAGTCTGCGAGTTTCACCTCAGGCGCCATTTTCCAGTCAATGCCGAAGTGGTCCGCAACCGCGCGTTCAACTCGCCTTTCGATCATCTTATATCCTTCTCCGAGGGCCCTTTTCAGCGGACTAGTAACGTCCCCGATGTAAGCCTCGGCTGCGTCGTGCAGTAGCGCCTCAAGCCGAAGATGCGCCGGAACGTTGCGGGAAACGAGCACGCAATGCTGGGCGACCGAATAATGTTCACGGGTATGTCCGTTAAAGCGACAAACTCGCGAGAGGGCATGCGCAATGTCGCGTATGTCAACTCTTTCAGGCGTAGGGTTGAGCAGTTCGAACTGCTTCCCTGAAAACGTAACGATGAATGTCATCTGCTGCTACTCCAGGTTGTTTGTGCCGTGACTCTAGCCCTAGCTGACAGCCGTGTCAACTCCCGTAACTACCCACTGTGTCAACCGTGCGTGTATCCTGTCCAGCATTACCCAATCGCCCCGGAGCGACTCACATGCAGCCTACGCCCCTTGAGCTGGCCGTCAACGAACTGACGCAGCGGCAAATCATCGCTTCACGTAACGCCCTGTCCCTGGGCGGCAACGACGCCAAACGCCCAGGTGCCTGGTGCGAGTATGGCTTCCCGAACGACCTGGTGTTCGCCGACCTGTACCGCATGTACGAGCGTCACGGCGTGGCCCACGGCGTTGTGCACCGCCTGCTCGACAAGTGCTGGGAGACAATGCCGGAAGTAATCCAGGGCGACAAGGCTGACGAGAGCACCACGCAGACGCCGTGGGAAAAGTCGATTGCGAAGCAGTTCAAGAAGCTGAAGGTGTGGAAGCACTTCAAAGAAGCGGACCGCATGCGCCTAGTCGGTCACTACTCCGGCATCCTGCTGCAGGTGGCAGACGGGCTCACGTGGGACCAGCCGCTGAAATCCAAAGTGGGCGTATTGGTCAAGCTGATCCCGGCATGGGAAGGCCAGCTCGAGCCCTCCGCGTGGGACGGCAACGACCGCAGCCCAACGTACGGTGAGCCGTCCATGTGGTCATTCAACGAGGCGCAGGTCAAAGAAAACGACAGCCGCGAGCCGGGGCGTGCCATGCAGGTGCACCCGTCGCGTGTGTTCATCGTGGGCGACTATCGTACCGGCGTACCGTTGCTCAAGGCCGGCTACAACGACTTCGTGACGATTGAGAAAGTGGTCGGCGGTGCGGGTGAATCGTTCCTCAAGAACGCATCGCGTCAACTAGCGATCAACTTCGAAAAAGATACGCAAATGGACCAGGTGGCACGGATGTACGGGGTGCCGCTGAGCGAGTTGCACACTGCATTCGATGACATCGCCAAGGGCATGAACCGCGGGCAGGACACCGTTCTCGGCATGCAGGGGGCGACGGTTACGCCCCTGGTCGCCACTGTCCCGGATCCTGAGAAACCGTTTAACGTGGCGCTCCAGTCCGCGTGTGCCAGCGTGCAGATCCCCGTCAAAATCGTAGTTGGCATGCAAACTGGCGAACGTGCCTCCACGGAAGACATCAAGGACTTCAACAAACGGGGCCAGGGTCGCCGCGTCAACGAGCTGAGCGACGATATCGAGGGCTTCGTTGCCCACCTGTCGAAGTACCGCCTGCTCGATACCCCGCTCAGTGGCACCGATCCTGAAATCACGTGCGTGTGGGACGACCTGGGCGAGGCTACCCTCAGCGAACGCCTGGCCAATGCGAAACTGATGGCCGAGACGAACAACCTGGGCAACTCCACTGGCGACAAGTACTTCACACCTGAGCAGATCGTCACGACGGCGGGCTTCGAGGTGGAAGACATGCCCGCACCGCTGCCGGACGTCGGACCGACTGACGATGAGCTGCTTGCACAACAGCCGCCGTCAGAGCAGGTTGTCTGACCCGTACCACTTGCGAAGCGGTGCAGGCACGCCGGCCGCTTTTGCTATCTGGTCTTTCATGTTGCACAACTTCTCGTCAGGGTCGTTGTTCGGGAAGTCCCGGATTACGCTAATCAGCCGGTAGTCGGAACCCGTGTAGATAGGGCCCAACGTCGCATCAAATACTTTCATGTCCGGCCCGAGGCAGACGTAGTGCAAGGTTGCATATTCACCCCACAGCACCACGCATTCTACGATTGCCACAGCTTTACCCTGACGCACCAGGGCGTCGGCGTTCCATTGGCAACGGTTGTTAAACAAGGGCCGGTGGTCGTCGTTCTGCACGATGTCGAGTTTCACGGGGTATTGCTTGTCGCAATAGTCCCGTATTCTGCGTTTCATCTTGTCTTTAATCACCTGAACTGCTCCGTATCTGTGAGCGCGCAGAATGTGCTAAGGTGACGCAAATGTCAACTAGAGGTTACCCCATGGCCGCCCAAGCGATCCTCCCTAGCAACCCGCACGACCCAACGGCGCAGGACCGACGCGAGCGTGGCGCCATCAACGACTTTGACCGCCGGCTCGCCAAGGTTCGGGCGCTGTATATCGGTCTGCTGGGCCGCATTCCGTACCGCGTGGTCACGGTCAACGCTAGCGTATACCAATACGACCTAACGCCCGAGATGCTGCAGATGCAGCTCGACGACGTGGGCGCCCAGGTGGAACGGCTGCTGCTGGAGTCCAATGGCCGCGACCTGTGGTTCAACGAGGCGTACGTTGAGCCGGCGTACCAGCAAGGCACGGCTATGCAGCTATCGAACCTGGCGATTCAGTCTGCAGCGTACGCCGCCTCGCGCCCCACGCTCGACTCGCTGCTGACATCGCAGCCTTACCGTACGCGCCTGGGTTTCCTCAAGGGCCGCATTCAGGAATCGCTCAAGGGCTACACCGCCGAGGTGCGTACTCATATGGGCCAAGTGCTATCGGACGGGCTGGCGATCGGCAAGGGGGTACGGGATATCGCCGCGCAGCTAACGTCACAGATCGGTATCGAGTCAAGGGCAGCAATGCGCATCGCGCGTACCGAGGTGCCCGGGGCGCTGCGAGCTGCCCGGCTGCAGGAGGCGGACCAGGCTACGACGGACCTGGGTATCCTGACCAAGGAGATGCATTTTTCGGCTCTGAGTCCAACCACGCGCCCAACGCACCGGGCGCGCCACGCGAAGCTATACACGACTCAGGAGCAGCGGTTGTGGTGGGATCAGGACGGCAATAAATTTAATTGCAAGTGCGGAACGATAACCGTTCTCGTTGACAAGGATGGCAAGCCACTGAACCCTGGCGTTATCGCGCGGGCACAGGCGCTACTGGAACGAAACCCGGCACCGGAGAAAGCGTGACCGGGTTTCGTTGCGGCATTGTGTTGGTGTGACGGTCACGGATTGCGAGGAGGTAGCTCCACGAGCCCCTCCGGAAAGCTGCTGAACTGGCACCATACACCTGCGACGTATTGGTGCCAGGCTCCGTCTCGCTGCTTACAAAGGTAGCCTTCTCGGTCGACATGAGTAGCCCCGATAGCCGTCGTTTCTCCCGACAAAGTCAGCTCACCCTGCTCAACTCCGTCCGCCTTGCGCTGCAATTGCTCTAGCTGCACCAGGCGCTCCCCGTAGAACACCACTTTCTCAGCGTCGTAAAGCCCGTCGGTGTAGCCTCGCTTCGACTTACCCAAGGTGCGGGCCGCGCAACGGCGCCACAGTGCTTTAAACGCATTGCCTTCGTTGAACGTCATGCCCAGGGCGTCGATGATGTCCTGGCACTCGGCAGTGTACGGCTGCGCCTGCTCGTTGATCGGGTTCGTGATGTCGACCTGGTAGTAGGTGGTGCTGCCGGTATATTCGTCGTTGGTTTTCATGCTCAACCCTCGCGCATCTCTATTTTTGGTTTATCGGCGCCGGGGCGCGGTCGCCCGATGTGCCAGGTTTCTTCGTCATGTGCCACGGTGCAATCGAGCACGCGCATTTGAATCTCGGCGAGTTCGTCGTGCTGAAACTTCAGCTCCGCGCCTTTCAACCCGGCAACCTTGCGGCCGTCCTGGTCCTGAATGCTGAAGGCGTCGCCCTCGCGCACGAAGCTGAGGTAAATCTTTTTTGAGTCGCGTTTGCTGGTCATTGCACAGCTCCGTAAGCGATGTCGTACGCCATTTGGTACAGGGTTGGGTCACCTTCTCGCAACACTTCCAGCAGCGCCCGTTTCTCCGCAAGGTACACCTTGGCGAACTCGGGATCGTGAGCCGTGATGCTGCTGGAATTGCTGATCAGGTCAGCCAGTTTGACAGTCTTGGCCGCCGGGCACGCCTGAGCAGTGTGCTGCAGATCGATAGCCTTGCGCACGGCGCGGTTGCCATCTTCTGCCTTCGACACATCGGTCAGCTGCTCCACCATGTCGCCTACGGTTGGGCCGAACATCGCGCGCACGACCGCCAACGGCACCTGGGTATCCTCGACGACGTCGTGCAGCAGGGCGGCGCAAATCATCTCGTCGGTGTAGTCCGGCACGTGCTCGATGATGATCCGAGCGACTTCCATTGGGTGCATTGAGTACGGCTCACCGGTGTACTTACGCACTTGGCCGACGGCAGCGTGTGCGGCGATGCAGAAGGTCATTGCGATTTCAACACTGCTCATGGCCTCAACCCTCACTACGCAGCACAACGCCGCTTTTGCCGTCTTCGTTTACCCGCTTGCAGGTGGACCGCTCGGGGTCACGCCACACTGCGGGGCCTTCTGATCCAGCTTCACCGGCTGCCACGGATCGGGCGCAGGTCTCGCAGGCTGCGCGGACGACGAGGGCGCCTGTGCCGCAGCCTTCGTACATCTGTTCGAGCAGGTAGATCTGTTTGGTGCTCATGGCTCCAGCACCTCCGCATCAGCCCAAACGCTGAACCCAATTTCCTCAACGAACACCTCGTTGCCGCTGACGACGTACACCACCAGATCGCGGTCGGTGAACACGCAGCCTGGGTCAGCTACGATCGTGGCATCGCTGAACGTGAGCATCTGCGCCTCGTAGGCCAGGGCGTTGTCACAGGCCAAGCTGCCAACCGGGAGCGTTGCGGCAGTGGCGTACGTTGGCTGCAGGGTGAGCAGCGCAATCGCGATGAGCCAGCCGACGATGGCGACCCAGCGGTAGATGCTGAAGTGGCGGTGCGCGGTGGCCAGGGCGTCGTCACGCTGACGTAGCTGGGCGGCCTGACGCGCTGTTTTCTCGGCCCAATAGTTAGTTTTCATCTGCCCGCCGGTGACGGCTTGCTGCATTTGGATGTCTTTCTCGGTCTGATACATCTGCTGTTGCTCCAGTTCGTGGTAGTGGTCGCAGTTTGGTGCAAGATGTCGCGTGTGTCAACTGTGCTTCAAAAAGAACCCGCCGAAGCGGGTCAAGGTCTGGAGCAGCAGGGTGTGGGTTGGTGCAAATGGCTCATGCCTTGCCGCGAAGGTCCGCGATTTTCTAGGAGTCCCACCTACCGAAGAAATCCAATTGCACCAGATGTACCGCCAAGTGATGTGGCCAGGTCCGCCTCGCTGCCGGTACGGGTCTATACGTGCCGGTTCAGCGCCCCTCCGCATAGCGTCAGCCTTTCGGCCCGAGGGGCATTACCTTACATCTCGACGCCCTTAGACCCTTTCGGGACTCGGCGGTACATCTGGTGCAACTCGCCGCATGCGCGGCCCCTGGTCCTTGGCGCTGGTTGTTAGGTTTTATCACGCTCAAAACTGACAACGCGTCGTTGATCGAAAATAACTGCGTCGAAAGTTTCGCCGTTCTGCAGAACGCGTTCTTCGATAATTTTCACGTCATCAAAACCTTCGCCCTCGATTACTTCAAAAACTCGAACGACGAGTTCCTTACCGTCCGCCGGGTGCGCTGCGCATTTTACAACAGAAGTCATCTCCCTATCCTCTTGCTTAATTTTTAACCTTGGGAGGCCATACTCGCCCCAGTCGCCGCACCTGTCAACCCCTGCGACGTAATCTCGCTGGCATCATCAGGCCGACGCCTGGTTGCTTGGCGATCATCACCTTCTCCAGTGCGTAGCGCAGGCTGTCGATGTAGTGGTTGAACTTGTCCGCGATGTCGCGCAGCACCTGACCCGACTTGCGGTCGATCTTGTACGAATAGAGCCGGAATTCCTCGGCCGTCTCAACACAGTCCGGGTGAATGACGATCTGGCTAAACGATTTCAGGTGGTCGATGCCGTCCTCAACGCTGCCTTTGCCCTTCACGGCCCCGACGCATCGCGGTATGCCTTTGCGCTTCACGTAGCTGATGGATTCGGGGCGCGCGCTGTCCGCGATGACCTCGTAATCGGCGATCCCAGGCAGCGCGTTCTGCAGATATGCCGGCGTGTCGTCAAGTTCGAGGCCCACCTTGCCGCATTCGGCATCGATGTACAGCACGTTGCCTGGTGCGATCCAGCAGCGTGTGGCGGCGGTTGGGTCCTGGCTGAATCCCCAGTCGAGGCCGTGATACGGGCCGTCCCAGTCTGCCGCCCAGTCCAGGGCGCCGATACGGTACTTGCCCGCGAATATCTGCGCGTCGGTTCGGTCACGGTACTCACCGAGCCAAACGTGGCCGAACGTATCGAGCGCCGATGCGCGGTCGCGTTCCATCTCATCGACCAGGACCTGGGGCCGGAACGGGTTCTGCGTGATGTTGACGTGAATCGTGATGAACTCAGGATCGTTGGCCGCATCGTCGCTGCACATGAACTGATCCACCGCGTCCGTACGTTGGTCAGGGTTCCAGCTGAACCAGATTTGCGACCCGTGGTTGCGGATGGTCGGTCGGAGCAGCTCAAGCGACCGATGCGACAGGCTCTGCGCTTCCTCCACCCACGCTCGGTCGAAGCCTTCCAGGGATTTGATCGAGTCCGCGGTGTGATCCTGCATCCCCTGGAAAATGATCAACCCCTCGTGGCCTACGCGGCGAATCTCCGTGAGCGTGATGTCGAACAGGTGCGCCACGCCCAGGGAGCGAATCTTGCTTTCGATCAGCTTTTTGGCTGAGAACTTGAGCGACTTTTGAATCTCCCGGATGCACACGGACTGCTGATTCGGGTTCGCCACGTGCTCCTCGACCAGTAACTCGGCAAGAAAGTGGCTCTTGCCGGACCCACGACCCCCCTTCACGCCTTTGTAGCGCCTGGGGGGCAACAGGGGTAGCGCCCAGCGCGGTGTGTCGATCTGGAGCTGCATCAGTCGATCACCTTGCGAACGATTTGAGTCACCTGTAGGTCGCCGGTGTGTTCCTGCTGCACTTTTTCCTTGTACTGCGGATCGATGGCCCGGGCGCGCCATCGGTAGTGGTGTGCCAGTTCGCGGGCGATTGCCAGCTGGTGGGGCGTCTTGGCGTCCTTGAGGCCCTGCTCTGCCAGGTCGTCCCATGCTGCGCCGGCCTGCTGCCGGGCCTCGCGCACGCGCGCGGAGCGAACCGGGTCGGCGGCCACCCACCGCAGCAACGTAGAACGTGGCACACCTGCCTCAGCAGCAGCAGCAGTCAACGTGTTGCCGTCCTGGATCTGGTCACACAGCCATTCCACCCCAAAGTAATCGAGTACCACCATGTCCCACCTCCACGAGTTGACGCCAATGCTACCACAATTCCGTGTATGCAAAACCGTATACGAGAACTGCATACACCTAAGTCCCTGTAATCATTGAAGAAATAGCGAATTTGTATGCAGTGTATGCAGTTTCTCCCTATTTGTTGCTTATTTACACTATTTCTTTGTTACATTTACTACTTCTTTCTATTCAAATATTACTTTTATAAAAAACTGACTACATTGACTACAAAGAGCTAGAGGCCGCGTAACTCGGGGCTTTGAGTGTATTCGCAAACCGCATACAAACCGCCTACCTTTGCCAAAAACTGCATACACGCAGCGCATAAAAAAGCCCAGCGTAAAAGCTGGGCCAAATTCTCAATTTCCTGAACGTATGGGCACCACGTTGCCTTGCGCCAGTGAAACCCCCTCGAACCCCCTCAAAACGTTCAATCCGAAACGTATGGCCTGCTTGTGAGTAGCGCCTCGCCCGCGTAAGGCGTCAGCGATTGCCCGCATAAAGTCCCGCCGTTTCATCTGCTCTAGGCCCTCGACCACGTACCACTTGAGGTAATCGTCCCACAGCTCCGCCTCACTCACACGCTGGCCCGCCGCCACAACCAGACGGTCTTTTATGTAGCTCTCGGTGGGGGAGCTACTGGACAGCATATTGCCCAACTCATCGCGGCTCGACTGCGGCAAGGTGAACCGGCCGTTGCGCATGAGGCGCTGAAGGCCTTGTACAGCCCATGCGGCGATCCCGGGCAGCTCCACCAGCAACCGGTCGGCCAGGTCAACCTGTTCGTGATCGAGGAACGACCGGTCGAACGCCAACGGTATCCACCGGTTGGCACTGGCACCCGAGTCATCGAACAGCGTCGGGATGCTGTTGGAAGCCAGGAGCAGTTTGCAGTTGAGCGCGCCTTGCCAGGGAGCCTGCGTGTACAGCAGCGCCAGCGACACCGGTTCATTGGAGCTGATCGTTTTGAACAGGCCGCCCACCTGGCGCGCGTTGTTGCGCCCAGGGCTCGCCGTGTCACTGTCGATGCTGACGTTTTGGCCGCGCATACCGGATAGGATTTTGTTGTCGTCCAGCGTCGGCAGCGCAAATGCCCCAGCGCCGTCACCCAGTAGCGCGCGGAGCACTTTGATGATGGTGCCCTTGCCTGAGCGCGGTGGCCCGATAAATATCATCGACTTCTCGATACCCAGGTGATCGCGGCAAAGACACCACCCGAGCATCTCCTGCAGCAACGAGATACGTTCGAGGTCACTGCGGAAAATATCAGCCAGCCACGCCAGCCACTGCACGCACTGCGCGGTAGGATCGTAGTCGACGGCCAGGGTGCGGCTGTTGCGGTACTCAGGCCCGTGCGCCCGTAGCTGCCCGCTGCCGGTGTCCAGCACGCCGTTGGCAAAGAAGGTAAACGACGACGGCGGGTCCGACTGCCCGTAGCGCGGCAACTGGTCGCGCAGCACTTCGAGCGTACCTTTGATGCGGCCGGACGAGGTTTTGATCGTGGCGCTGATCATTGAGATTCCGATCAGCCGGCGCAGCTCGTCGTCAGGCGCGTATTCCCAGCAACGGCCGTTCCACCAGTGGGACGCGCCTTCGAACGAGCCTAGGCGTGCACGGAAGACGCCCTCGGAGTCACGCAGCACCGCGGCGTCCATCAGGTGATCGTTGAACGTGTGCACCTGGGTGACTTTCAGCGCAGCCAATGGTTCGAACTCACCGGCGATTACTGTGACAGGTTCCGGCGTGTTGAGTGCTTCGGCCACCGGCGCCGCAACCTGCATTCCGAGCAGCTCTTGCATCTTGTCGAACGCAGCTTTGGCGTCCGGGCCCATGCGGAACCCTTTCGCTTTGGCATCGTGAAACACCGAAGCGATGGTGCGGGCTCCGGGTGCATCGCTGGACCAGCTGTCCCAACGTTTCTCGATTTCATGCTCGTTGCCGCTGTGCTCCGGCTTGCCGCTGGTGGCCGACCACTCACAGAACGCCTCCATTGCTTCGGCCTCAGCCTCGGCGTGGTCACCCCAGTGCTTCATGGAGGCCATGGTGTTCTGCCAGGTCTCGTTGTCTTCGGCGTCCAGATAGGCGAGCGCGGCTTTGATCGACGGCAGTTCCGCAGGATCGACGGCGCGCGGTACACGGTCGGGCCGTTCGATTATGTGTTTCTCAAGGAATACCGGCGCCACGGGCAGCTGCTCACCCGCACCAGGTGTTCCTGTCATCCAGGTGTAGGGCTGCTGTGTATCGGGATGGATTGATGGCGGCAGCACCACGAAACCGTTGTGCTTACCGTCCAGGCCCGGGCCGGGCTGCCCTTTGTAGCGGGTGCCAGGCACCGGTGCTGCGAAGTACATGTGAAACCCGGTACCGCGGCCAGACTGCGCCATCACCGGCGACAGGAGCAGCCCGTGTTCCGCCTGCAGCGCCGCGAAACTGGCCTCGCCGCCGTTGCGGGGGTCCATGTCGAGCACGTACAGCCCGGAGGTTGCCGGCCGCATGCCAATGCCGGAGTTAGGAGACGCGTCCCACCAGCGGGTTATCTGATTGATGTCAGTGGTTGCTTCGCTGCTGCCGTGTTCGCAGCCGGGGTATTTGGTGCCAGGTTTGAGGGGGAAAACGTGCCACCCGAGTGATGCGTAATACAACGCCCACCCTTTATAGAGGTCTTGACTCATTTATTACACCTTGCGATAATCGCGCGACCCTGCGATATGAAATATTTAGCCCGCCTGCCTACACAGTGCGGGCTTTTTCTTGTCCGTGTTCCAGAACATGCAGCACCGCCGCCAAATCGAACCGAGTGCGCCGCGCGACGGTCACGGAGGGGATGTCGCCCCGGCGCGCCAGTCGTCGCACAGTCTCCGGTGTCAGTTGCAGGTAATCGGCCAGCTCGTCGGAACTTAGCATACGTGACGGGGTCACGGTTTCAGGCGCTTTTGCGCCTTGCATAGGTTGGTGCATCTCAGGGTTACTCCAGGCTTGTCAAAGCGCAAGGGTACTCCGCACCGACCGAACCGTCAATTCAAGGAGCTGCACCCATGCCGCAAATTAAAACTACCACATCCGCTTGGGCCGACGTCTATGCCCTGTCCGGCATCGCACCAGGTACCGCCCTGTTGATCCAGAACCAATCCGGCAACGTGGCCATCCTGCAACAAGGTGCCGTCGCACCAGCAGCAACTGATAACACCGGCCGCTGGCTACAGTCCGGCCTCGAAGCCGTTGTCGACGCAGGTGCTGCAGGTCTGTGGATCCGGTGCAGCCCCAACGGGATCACTGCATACGTGCAAGGCGGTGCCGCATGATCCGGGACCCAGGTATGACGCAGGCGGCAACGGAAGCGATGATCGAGGCCGCCATGGGCCCGGCCCTCGCGCCGGTGAGCGTCAGTTACTCCCCAGTCAATGGCGCGACCGTGACGCTACCAGCGGTGCCGAACGATCTGTTTGTTACGCTCACACCGGCGACCGACCTGGCCGCCCTCACTCTGGTGCTGCCCCCTGAATCGGCTGGCCGTGAGAATCAGGCCTTGCGCATCCGCAGCACGCGCAACATCGTCTCGCTGATGATCACCGGCGCAACAACGATCGACAACGCCGAAGTGATGCTGAGCGCCAACGGCGTGACCGTGTTCTTCAAATTCGCCCCCAACACCTGGTCGAGGACCGTATGAGAAAATTACTTGCTGCATTGATGCTGATCCCGATACTGGCCCAGGCTGCCGGCAACGACCTGCTGATTAACCAGCGCCGGGCCGACGATGCGGCCACGCTTACCCGCGGCGTCAGTCCACCAGGCGGTGGCGGAACGAATGCGATCTTGGGTTACTTCGGCGCGTCGAACCTGCCGGCGTTCTTCGGCATCGGTTCAGGTCTGTCGATGTCGTCCGGTTTGCTCACAGGTTTCAGCGGGGCGTACGGCGATTTGACAGGCACGCCATCCGTGTTCGCGCCTGCAGCTCATGTGCACCCGATCAGCCAGGTTACCGGGCTGCAGACCGCGCTCGATGGGAAACTCGCAGCCCCGGGCGGCACGACGGCCCAATATCTGCGCGGTGACGGCACCCTGGCCGCATTCCCTGCCCTGTTCAATGGCGCGTATGCGTCTCTGACAGGCATCCCGACGACGTTCGCCCCCACAGCGCACACGCAAGCGTGGAGCACGATTACCTCAACGCCTACGACACTTAGCGGCTACGGGATTACGGATGCAGCGACATCGGCCCAACTGGCGACCAAGCTGACGATACCCACGGGCACCACGGCGCAATACGTTCGGGGTGATGGGTCATTGGCTACGTTGCCGACGGCTAAGCGAATCGAGAGTTATATCGGTGTTACGGACTCGAACGGATTGCTCACGGTGACGTACCCGACTGCGTTCCCGGCGGTGCCCAGTGTTCAGCCGGGACCGCCGAGTGCGTCAACACAGAGTTGGGTATTGGTGAGCAGCACGACAACCGGTTTCAGCGTACGCCTGGTGCAGCGCGAGGTGCTTACGGTCCTGTCAGTGCAGGTATTGGCAGGGTTGGTTACGAACGTTGCGGCGGCGCCTGCTCAGGTTTTAGTCGTCGCCCAATAGCCTTGATTAACGCGGTGCGCTCCCATGAGACGTGCCGCGTTATCGACTTCCAGGGGATGCCCTGACAGTAAAGCTCATAGGCGAAGGCCAGGTCCGGCAAAGGGATTGCTTTATGATTTCGCACGGCATGCCTCCTGCAAACCAAAGTGACGAATTGCGCGTTGCATAGCACGGCAGTTAAAGCCGACCTCCGCCTCGATGGTTATCCAGGTTTTACCCTCTTTCCGGCGTTTAACAATCTCGTCTAGGTATGCGCCTTTAATTTGCCTCGGCGCGCTTCCTCTAGACCGCGCTTCCCCATAATGAGCTTTGAGTCGACGGTGCACTGTAGCGCGGCTTACCCCGAGTTGCGCTGCGATGTGCACGTCGCGCATACCGGACTCGTAAAGCTTCACGAACTCGGACAAATCAGTCATGGCTTGCACTCTCCGTTACAGGGCAAGCGCCCTTGATTGCAGTCGCACATACGCACCGTTTTTGGCGCGGGCTGCTCGGCGTAGACGATCCGGCGCTCAAACAGTCTGCCTTCGCTGCGTTGATACTGCTCCAGGCTGACCGTCTTCCATTCCTCCCATTCGCCTAGACGGTTCCAGCGTGTTTGATAAACCGGCTCGCCCTGGGGCTTGGCTGGCGCATCGTATAGCGGCGTAACGTGAAAATACTCAACAACGCTTGCGGTTAATACTGGGTCTTCTATCAGTTCCCGCTGAAACATAGCCAAGCCTGCGCATGTCTTCGGGGTCAGCCAATACCCGAACGGGCGCGGCTTGATGGCAGGCGCATCCAGCAGGGCGCGCAGCTCGGCCAGGTCTTTGATATTGGCTGTACCATTCAGCATATGGCGCCGAACTCGTTCGATCAGCTCACGCGACACGCCGTCAATCGTTTGGTTGGTGGTCATGGTCGTTAGCCCCTGTCGCCGAATTCGATCAATCCAAAAAATCCAAAACCCCAGCGCCGAGGAAGAACACGCCCTTCCTCCCACTTGATTACGCCTGGGACATTGCGGAACAGATAGAACGCACCCCAACACTTGGTCACGCCAATCGGGTGTCGTGCGAAGGACTTCCAGCAGTGCCATGGGGCCGCGTGGAAAGGCCAGCGGATGGTGCCGTTTTCACGGCGGCGAATGAAACCAAGCCAAATCAAGAATCTGATCATAAATCACCTCAGCAAATCAGTTGTGCCAGTGCCAGCAGGCACCAGCAGTAGGCGGGGAGTTGGGCTTTCATGGCGTTAGATCCGCCATCGGGCGACCAGCTTCTACCCAGTCCCTGACTGTACCCATGTGTAAGGCGGGACAAACATCAGCCACCCAGCCGTCAAAGCTGGAATAGCGGACCTCCAAATAAATGTCGTCAGAAGACATAAATCGCGAGGCCTTTAGATCCCAAGACCAGCCATCCGGGTAATCAATTTTCTTGTCGCAGATGATTGCCCCACCATCTACCGGTTCTAGCACAACGAAGTACCCTACGAGGCGCTCTTGCCAGTAATCCCCAGGGAACGGATGGGAGGCATGGAGGCCATTCAGTCGATGCTGCTCG